CAGGTAAGGACGTGAGAGGGTGGCAGGAGATTATGTTGGGCAATACAAACAACTTGTTGCAAGATTGATACACTCCCCACCTCTTTAATATATAATATATATAATATAATAATTATATATAATAGACAGACGCTTGCCTCGTTTTACTTCCTCTGTAACCCGCATTCCCCTGTTGCCTATCCCAGCCCCGCGAGACAAATTGGATTCCTGTTTTTCTGAATTTGTAATTAAAAAGACAGGGTGTGGTCAAATTGCAACAACCGCACCCATATTTGAGACCCCTCGGTTCGGTTAATTTCCTGACCTACCACAGCCCCAACATTTTTATATGTTCTATGTACTCTTTTGGGATAGATTTATCTATCTCCTCCCCGTACTGTTTTCTCAAATCTATGTAGTAATCCACTTTGCTTTGTTTTATCTCGCGTGGCTCTTGTATCGGTTCGGGAGGTACTTCCACCTTTTCAATAGTTGTTTTTGTTTGTGCAAGGTACTTGGCTAACCCCAACTGTATTTTTTCCATAGCCGTAGCAACAGGTACTTCTTGTTCAGCCAGCCTCTGAGCTACCTGTGATGCCGTTTCACCTGGACGTGCCGCTTTCTTGATTTCCTCCATGTCAACCCCGCCAACTTCATTTTCCTCCTGCGCTTTCTTTTTCTTGAATACGGGTTTGGCACGTTGCACTTTCTGAGCCATTGTGAACACAAATTTAAAACTCACAACTTTCTTACCTTTCTTAATCTGTGTGTACGCCGTGGTCATGTCGGTGTACTGGTTTATCTCCGCGACAGCCACATCCAAAACCCTTGCTTTCAAATTATCAATCCTCGAATACGATTCGGGTAACTCAAGTGTTTCCCTGAGCCAAGCTACCGTCAACGTTACCTCGCTGCTCATCGAGCTTTTTAAAATCTCATACAGGCGTATCCCATAAGACGAGCGTAGGTTCAGAACGTTTTCAAGTTTGTACTGCGTAAAATTACTTTTTATTTCGCTTAGAAACGGAATGATAAACGGAGCGAAGAACAGGTCAACACTGCCTGTTTGAGGGATATAATCCACAGAATGCACCCATCGGGTATTTCTTTCGCCTGATCGGCTTGAGGGTTCAACAAACGTTACCCAACGTTCCGACAGTCTAACGAGGGCAGACTTTAGATTAGCGTACATATCAGCATCGCTGTCGGTATCCAATAAGTCCCTGAGGCCTTCTACCGACACCGAGAACTTGTCCAAGTGGGATAGGGTACCTTTTGAGTTCACCTGCGCTATGCAGGCTAAAACAATGCGGCTTTCAACTAACGACAGCTTGTATGCGGATTTAATCAAGTCGTTGTGTTTTACGACTACTAACTTTTCTTTTGAAACGTCCATTACGTCACTCCCAGTGGTAAAGCGCGAGTGTACTACAGTTTTTATTTTATGTAGTAATTATTACTCCTACATATAAATTTTCCAGTAGTACCAAACCGATAAAATGTAGGAATGAAACCGATAAAATGTAGGAATGAAACCGATAAAATGTAGGAATGAAACCGATAAAATGTAGGAATGAAACCGATAAAATGTAGGGTTATAACAGAAAAACTTCAACAAAATCAAAGGCGAGCGGTGCGCTTAAAAACAAAAAACAGAAAAATTTAAAAAAGCAAAGAAGAAAAATCCAAAAAGTAAAAACAGCCATAAAATGTGTGCTAATATCTACCCTCAATTAACAGGAGACTTTTATGATTATTGTTGTCGGCGGGGAAAAGGGTGGTACAGGGAAAACAACGTTAGCTACGAACTTGGCGGTACTTCGTAGAGATGCAGGTCACGATGTATTACTTCTTGATGCAGACCCACAAGGAAGTGCGAACAATTGGTCACAGTTCCGTTTGAACACCGACCTCAACCCAATCCCCTGTCTCCAAAAACTTGGCAACATCAAAGCCGATATTGCAGACCTGAAAACACGCTATGGCGATATTTTTATCGACACAGGTGGAAGGAACTCGGAAGAACTGCGTTCTGCGCTCGTTGTAGCCGATGTTTTCATCACACCTATCCAACCATCACAGTTTGACATTTGGTCGCTCTCAACGGTCAATGAGTTAGTTAAAATACCCAAACTGCTAAACCCTGCCATGCGTTCTTACGTTATAGCTAGTCGGTCAGTAACTAATACAGGGCAACAGGAGCTGATGGAGATGCGTTCACTCCTTGTTGAGTTTCCTGAATTAACATTGCTTCGTACTATTATTCGAGATCGTGTGGCTTTTCGTAAAGCTGCCAAATTTGGAAAAGTTGTGACTGAGCTTTTACCTGAGGATAAGAAAGCGTCAGAAGAGATAAGCGCGATGTACGTTGAAGTTTTTGGTTAGGGCGCAATTTTGCGCCAAACTGACGTAACCACTGATTCTAGTGATGTACAGACCTAACGGAGGCAGAAAGCCTCAGAAGAAATATCTTCCAGGCATGCTGAAGTTTTTGGGTAAAGCGAGTATAGTTCTTCTTGAGTCTTGAAAAGCTCGAAAAGCGGAATCCACCCCGTTAGTTAGTGGAAATTCTTTTACCCAGAAATAAGTTTAGGGTAAATGGTTTGCCTCCCCAGTAATGACAGGCGCAACTACTTTTCGTTGTTTTCAAAGACCATTTATCTTAAACTTATTTCTCGGAGTATCTCATGCTACACCTGCTTCACTAAGTTGAGTTTTTGAAATAGAATTGAACTGCTAATTTGAAGCAATCGGAGAATGTTATGCAAAAGAAACGAAACCCAAATGATTTTATTCCGTCGCCAGCCATAAAATACCCCTGGCTTAGTCCGAATGTTAGAGAGGATGTTCAAAGACCGTTCAATCTTAGACTTTCCGAACCACAAAGAATGAAGTTAAAGTTCATTGCGGAAAATACGCCGCCCAGTATGCAGCAGTTCTGTTTGGATGTTTTGGATAAGGCAATAGAGGAAAAGATTTACGAACTAACATCAGGTCGTTTCAGATAGATTGATACCATATCATTCGAAACGGTAGACAACAAAAAGGGAAGTGTTTAACTATCAAACACTTCCCTTCGCTTCACAAAAACATCAATTTTACATAATGACCATTACGCGCATCAGAATCGAACCGAGCCTTCTTTCAGCTCTTTGTCTTTCAACTCTTCAATCGCCATCACAGTCCCTAATACCTTTTTTCCATCAAACTCGGTAACATAATGTGCCGATTCTACTGCGCTAATTTCATCTTCGTCTACATCAATGTAGATAAAGTTTGCATTAGGTAACAAGTTTTTTACATCAACATATTTCATACTAATTCCAAAATTGAAAAGCGTCATTTGACGCATAATTACCCAGGAGACCTGAGAAGTTTTTAAATCCTGGAGAACCCAGGAGACCTGAGAAGTTTTTAAATACTGGAGAACCCAGCATATTTTTCGTAAAACCTAAACTGGGAAATCTAACACTAGAATACTCATTCCCACCGTTAAATGAATACCGATAAGAACTAAGTTTGACAGTCTTGGTTCCTGAATACTCATTCCCACCGTTAAATGAATACCGATAAGAACTAAGTCCGACAGTCTTGACACCACAAAAATAAGGCACTCTGGCTATTCTTACGGAAGAGCTAATTCTGACAGCTTTAACTCCTGAATAGTTATTTCCCCCGTTCTTTGTGGAAGGGGTATAGCCGATTTTAGGGGCCGAAACCCCTAAAAATGTCCTTGATCGAACAGCTTTAACTCCTAAGTAGCCGTTTCCCCCGTTCTTTGTAGAAGGTACAGAACTAAGTCTTGTTGCGCCCAGACCAGAACAAGATAATTCAATGTATATTAGAGCTATCATGCTACTAGCGTCGCCTGTCCTAATTGAACGGTTGGTAAATTCCATTCACCGTTAATCTTCGTCCAAATTCTAATACCAGAATCCATACTAGAAATAATTTTTGCACCATCAGACCAGAATGCACAAGCTGAATTACTGTTTCCCATATTCCCCCCAGTTAAATCAGCCCACGTTGTGCCTGTGTTCAGCGAGCCTGTTACGGTATTTCCGAGTGAAACAGCGAAGCAAGAAAATGCGTTGGCAGCAGTATTTCTAAGAAGCGTGAACATTACGCCATTTATCTCAATAGAAGTCATCTTGTATGGAACTATACCTATTGAACCAGGGGATGTTACATTCAAAGCAAAAGTTGCTTGAGCGGTAAAATAGGGCAAATTGACTTGTGTGTTCTGCACGCTAGTTGCTGATTGCAGTTGAGAAACAATAAGAGTGGAGTTATCAATCAAACTCAAGCCTACTTGCCATGTTACATACGCTAATGCAAGGTAACTAATAGTGCCTGATGCAGATATTTTAATTAACTTGAAGTTTGCTGCTGTTGCTACCACAGGAGCAAAATAAACATTACCTTTGTCGTCTACCACGGACTCAATGATTCTAGCCGTCGCTTCTGTAAAGGTTGACAAAATAGCAACACCGTCCGTGAAATCGCCTTCAATGCCAGATTCAAGCGCAAAAGGAGATTTAACGATGCGATACAATGTTTGTGTGGCACTTGCGCCATAAGAGGCACAAACTATCGTATCTGTAGATAGAGATAGTGTTTGCAAGCCGCCAGATATAGCCAAACTGGTTAGACTATCATCTACAACGTTTAATCTTGTTAAGCCCAAAGAAGTTGTGATATACACATACTCTTCGCCGTCATATTTCAAGTCATACAGAGTTGGCGAACCTTGTAGCGCAATATCTGTACTCGCTGTCGTGAAGGCACTAATCTTTACAAGTTTTGAGCCACCTTGAGTAATAAGATAATAGTTTGCACCAGCAATTACCAACTGTTCTGGACGCAAACCATTGCTTGCAACCACGTCTATTTTTATCCATGAAGTATTGGCAAACATGGATGAAATCGTATTTGCTTGGGGCTTGTGATGAACGTTCAATAACCAATGGTCTTTCAATGTACCTGCATTTGAAAAGTTTCCATCCGAATCCACCGAAAGTTTAATCTTGTTCATGTTGCCACCAGATGGGGCTAACATTTTTAAGCCATAAATTTGACCATAGTTCGTCACAGTCCCAACGTAATCAATAACTGGTTTAATTGGAAGCACAAGTCGTCTACTTGTGTCCCAGTTGGAGTAAGCAAACTTATTTGAAACATTGGACAAATAATAGGGCATAGACACAGCGGAGGTGGCGAGCCAATGTGGAATCTGAGTAACGCCATAGTCGCCAGCCATGCCTTTGGCTGCGTTTACTCCAGTAAGTCCTACTCTTGTTCTGGGAATAGAAATTAAAGTATGGTCGTAGCCAGCCAATGGTTTCGTAGCATTGGAAGATGCGCCAATCATCCACAAATTGGAACTAATCCAACCAAAACAAGGGAATCCAGCAGCACCTGTATCAACAGGGTCTTCGCGCTGCATTTCAAAAACACCCGCCCACATTGAAGGCTCACCGTTTAAGAAGGTGGTGAAGTTTACCCAGCGCGGATGTACCATAATAATCAAATCGCAGGCGGAGAGGTTGTATCCAATCGGCGCACAATTAAAGAATGTGTAGCACTCATTTGTTGGTGTGTGTGTTGTGGCATTCCAATCTTCGCAACAAGAAGTGTTTAACTCTTGATGCGCCGTGTCCCAACGCAAGATTGCATATTTATATGTGATGGCATCAACATTCAAGGCTTTAAAAACCTGCGTAAACACCATGCCAGATTTAAAAGAATCATGTAGTAGCCAACCTGTGCTAATTACAGGATTGAGGCCTAGCATTGCGGCAGCAACGGCATTGGTGAGATTTATTAGCGTGTTGCCTAAGCCACTCGTGGTAATCTGAACAGTGTTGTCAGCAATTTTTGTAACCGAAATAGTCATATTTTTCTCATTGATAGTTAAGAACTAAGGATAGGTCTGACCCGCTAATCGCATCAACATCTACGGTTAGATAATCAGAAGTAGATACAGCAAAAGATAAATCCCCCAAGTAGCTTGTGAAATTATTAGGTTCCAAAGTAATTGAGGCTAAAAAAATTCCATTAGAATTAACTTTAACGCTTATGGGGGATGTCGATACGTTGCTTACTTGACAGTGTAGCGATGTTATTATTACGTTTGCCTCTGGGTACCATTTAACCTTTCCTGGTTTTGAATTTAACTTTCCAATCCAGTTAAATGTTTTTATTCTGTAGGTTGTCCCAGTATCGCCTTTCAGCCCTTTCTCTGCCAGTAACTCCCAATGAGCCAAATCAAGACTCGGTACGGTTGTCCCTACGCCTGAGATTGTGCGGATATAACTAGAGCCGTTGTGGCTGACTATATCGAGTTCTTTATAGCTTGTGTTTGAAGCCCACACGCCCTTCGGCACAGGTCTTATTCTGCCTAGATTTGTTATTGTCATATTGTCTCGAAACTCACTATAAATTCTCCATCCACTAGAGAGGGGGTCATGGAAGACAAGTGGGACACAACAAGTTCGCCGTCATTCAGACTAAAATTTGCCACCATGGCGACTGTCGTTCCTGAACCCGAACCTTCCGACGCTCCGATAATTGTATCTGTGTCGGAGAGTTCTTTTATTTGCCCATTTATCTGAACTAACGGCCTTCTAACTGCCATTACGCCAGCTCAATAGGGTCTTTGAACTCCACATTGACACTTGTTGCGTCAGTAGAAACGCCAATACGCTGAACTATGTTTCCCGTCGAGCTTGGTGGTGTTGAAGTAAACCCACCAGCAGTTGTAGACAGAAATAGGTTCCCAACAGTTGCGCCTGATACAGCAGTATTGTTACCTTCAAAATAAACCAAAGCAGAAGTACCCGAAGAAAATGCCGACAAGACAAAACCGTGCGCTTCTTTTCCAGCTGTAGTTGCATCAGCCTTTCTTACATTTGCAGTTCCTGCATTGTTCCAGACGTTTACAAAGTTGCCAGCAGACAGGTTTTCACTTGCCAAAACAGACTTAATATCTGCACCGATACCGACAGGCATAAAAGATTGGTCAACCCTACCAGAAGCGTCCGTCACTACCACCTTGCCTGAGTCGGAAGCCCCCAATGAAGCCTGAATACCTGCCGCGACAGATTTGAATACGCCGCCCACCAACGTTACGAATTGTTGCATGATTACTCCAAAGTTATTGGTTGAGAAATTGAAATGATTATTGAGTCTGTCGAAGAAGCCACACCAAGTTGTTGATGCACGCCAGACGTGACAGGTACTTGGGTTATAAGCCCGTTCAGCCCAAGGTAAATGGGTAGTCCAGGTAGTAGGGCGTAGAAACCATTTAAAGTACCTTCAGAAATAATTTTTATTAGGCTACCCAAAGTGGCTGATTGGAATGTAAATCCTACCACCTTCCCAGAATCCAAAGTATTAGAGCTATCAGCATAGTTACACCCTGTTGAAGTCACTTTCACTACCCGTTGGCTTCCTATATCTACATCTGCAAGCAGAGAAAGATTGCCAGGAATAAAAACCCCTGGAGGGCCTTGAATACCTGAGGCTACTATGACTTCATGTATGTTAACAACAGGAAAAGTAGCCTGATTAGGCTGTGCAGAAATAATGAAGTTTTGAGAGTTCATCGAACGATCTCAACAACAGGTTCTAAAATGCCTGTCACCAAAGTAGTGGTGATACCCGAGGGTGAAGTGACTTCAACGCCAAACACAGCTGTTTTGCAGGTAAGAGTTGAGGTAACTTCTTTTGGAACGTTTAGCTGTACGCCTTGCGCTCCAACAACAATTCCGTCAGGTGTTTCTGCATTGGCAGTGACAATGGTTAAACCACCATTGCCTGTTGTCAAGTCCCAGCCAGGAAGCACGTCCTCACTCAAGGGTGACAATCTTGCTTGTGCGTGGGCAGTGAACCCTGTCATATCAATAACAGAATTGTCTTTTCCGAGGTAAAAGAAGATGGGGTTCAGTGTTGAACCCTTACTAAACTTTACAGTGATAGCGGGTGGTCTAAGGTCTAATACTTGCATCGTGACTCCTAAAATTTAGCCCATTATACCAGACTTACAGGGTAGTTGACAAACTGCCCTTAACTTGTTGTGGTGAAATAAACGGCGGTTGAGGTAGGGCTTGAACCTGCCGCATTGGTTGCCCACATTACAACCTTATGTTGCTGGTTACTGGAGAGCGATCCTCTATAAAATGAGGATACCGAAGTCTGAGAGTCTGTCCATGTCCGTGTAGCATCCGATGTGTCAGTGATGGTGATGTGATAATCCGCAACAGGTCCTCCAGAAGTAGACGCGCTAAATTGGATAAAGGCAAAACTCGACCCAATATAAAACGCGGATATGCCCGTGGGTGTGCCAGGCGCACTTAGATTGCTTAACGTTACGGGCGCAGAATCAGCCGTGTGTCCATTTTTTCCTATCGCTCTAACCATATAGCTGTGAGTTGCATTAGCCCCATCATGGTTGTAGGAGTAACCACCATGACCAACTGTTGTGTATATCAGACTGCCATCGCTATATATTTCATAGTGGTCGGTTCCCGCCGCGTTTGCTTGGTTTGACCATGCAACGACTATATATGTACGACCAGGATAAAGCGTAGTAGCTATTACGGTGTTTGACGGGTCAGTATAAACCGTTATCGACACGGAAGTGGCAGAATCATAAATATAACTTGAAGTTTGCGAGTTATATTTGCCTGTCGTAACCGAAATGGTGTGACCTGAACCCACCGCAAAGGCTGTAACGGGAGTTAAATGGTTTGTATTAGAGGAATCCTGAGATACCAGAGTGCCATCAAAATATACTTTATAAAAAGAGCCTGTAATCACAGTATCCCAGAATGCACCTAAGCGCGTATCTGAACACATCCATTGACGTAAATTATTTAATTTTGGGTCAAGACTGGTTAGGGTTATAGCCTCGGAATCTGAATAGTTTCCATTTTTTCCTATAGCTCTAACTTTATACTCATGAGTGCTTAGAGGGAGTGCATCACTATAATTCGTCACAAGTGCTGTATAAATTAAAGAACCATCTCGGTACAACTCATAAGTCTGTGTTCCAACCGCACTACCATTCGCACTCCAACTAACATAAATGGAAGACAATCCAGTTGAATTGGAGGTTCCCATAGTAGGCTTAGGGGGGTCAGTGTACACCACCAGCGATGCAGCCCCCGCACTGTCATAAACAAACGACGAAACAGAAGGGTCATACCTACCAGCAGTGATGCCGTAAGTGTGAGACGTACCTGCGGTCAGGTTTTGAGCGGAGTCAGTATAGCCCGTGGTTGGGCTTGTTGTTGATACTACCGTGCCGTCGAAGATTACTTTGAATACGGCACCGCTATAAGCACAGTCCCACCATAATCCAACCTGATTTTTGCTGGCTAAGTAGCTTCTCAAGTTGACAGCCGCCAAAGCAGTCGTTTGGTAATAGTTATCCGACTGAGTTGACGTGCCGTCTAAAGCCTTTGCCACAACGTATATGCAGTATTCGGTACTCGCAGCTAAAGAGCTAAAATCACATGTTCTTGCAGTTCCTGCCGAGTAATACAAAGCCCAACTGATATAGAAGTCATAAGTTACCGCACCCGTTCCAGCAGTTTGTACATTTGAACAGCTTATCGCAATAACGTCGATAGCTTTCGAGACTAAGGATATAACAGGTTTGGCAGGAGCATCGCTCTTGGTGAAAAACTTCGTCCCGTTAGAGTCTGCATACTCCGAAATGGAATTATAGCTTCGCACATAGTAATTTATTTCCGTGCTTTGGGCATACCCCGTAACAGCATAAGGACTTGTTTGTAGCCCTTTGTCTACATTGTTGATAAATACCCTGGTAGTGACAGTCCCAAAAGTGTTCCAAGAAAGTGTAAATGTTGTTTTATCAATCGCCGATGAAGATACATTAGCTGCTGGCGAAGGGGCTAGCACAACCGTCACCACATTCGAGAACGTTTCCCCATTATCGTGAGAGCGCGAAACTTTAACATCATAACTCGTTGCAGCCGACAACCCATACTTGGATATGCTGCCAGTTGAAGTGACTGAAGAATCATAAACGCCGCCAACATAGAGCTTAAACGTGTTAGACGCAACACCTGTATAGTTGGCAGTAATGCTGTTAGCTGCCTTTGCTACGGTTATCGTAAATGCAGGATAAAGCGTCCACGCTTCTCTAAGAATGAAATAACTTGATAGGGCGTAGACACCAACAGTAGTTTCTTTTGCGGCTGCTATAGTAAGTTGATATTTGGTATCAGCTGTTAGCCCTGTCATGGTAACTACTTTAGGGTCTGCTGTGCCAACACGGTTAATTAACGCCCAACCAGACATACTTATTGTAGTTTCTGACGCAGGTGAGGCGGGTATGGCAGTAGACACAACGCCATCTTTTTTGACAAAATAATGTGTAGCTTCTGGCAATCTTGAGAAATTTAAATCCACCGTCGTCTGCGTAAAATTAGACAACCAGAAATTAGAAATCTGTGACGGAGAAGTCCACCCCGTAACGGTACTCGAATAAGCCGCCTCACCTCGTTCATTGACAGCCTGAACAGAATAGACGTAACTTTTTGCTTGGGTAAGCCCTGTGTCTGTGTATTGCCCTGTAAGTCCAGAAATTATTACATTGTCACGTTTTAGATTATAAGTTGTTGCACCAGCCGAAGCTCCCCATGAAACAGTAATGCTTGTTGCTGTTGCAGAGATAATATACGGGGCAGGTGTTACTACAGCAGGCAGTGCAGGCAAAGATAACCCAGATTGATTGATTGTCGCTGAATCCGCATTGCCTGTCTGCGTAAAGTAAGCATACATCGTTGCTGATACAGCATCACCACTTACCGCCTTAGAAATTACTACAGAATTAGAATTCGGAGAGATGTTGATGTTTGTCCAAGTAACACCGTCATATCCGTACCTTGCTCCAACCGTAATAGAGTTTGGATTATGTATTGTAAAATCAATAGAATTTACTTTCTTGACAAAAGCTATCGTTGGGCTTTGCAATATAGCCAACGACGTACCCTCAAGAAAAGCTGTAGAGGAATTAACTCGACCTGTTGCCGTGCTGTACACAAATAAAGTAACTTTTGCGGCACTACCTACCGCAGGACGTGTAGCAGTAGCCGTGGAGTTTGCGCCAATCGTTACGCTTGTCCAAGTGACATTATCTATCGAGTGTTTTGCTATTATGCTAAAAGAGTTGTTGTTATGAATTATAAAGTTGACAAAATCCTTCCCACTAACGAAGGTAATGGCGGGTGTAGGGACTTTAAACCAGGTCGTAGCCCCAAATATAGAGGGTAGCGAGTTTCGGTACCCTGACGTAGTTGTTTTAGCCGTGACCAAAATGTCGTAATTTGTGCCTGGATCTAAATTCGTAGGGCTTGTAAAAGTCCTTGTCGTCTGATTGGTAGCAGTTCCACCATTAAACGATACATCATAAGACGTTGCGACGGGAACAACCCCCCAAGCGTATGTAACATAATTACTATACCCCACCCCAGACAACACTGGAGTAGCCAGGGATATTAACGAAGATGTACTGTACCCTTGACTAAGACTGATAGCCCCAGAAACCCAATTAAACAAACTTTTAACTGCGGGATAGTCCAGACCAATCTCAGCACTGGATGCCAAACCCAACTCAACATTCACATCCGATAACGCTATTTTACCGCTACTTTGCAAGGTCATTTTGTAACCCCTCTATTTGCGCCTGCTGTGCCTTAACGCACTCGATAAGCAGTGGGATTAACTTTTTGTAATCAACTGCAAGAAAGCCTGTTTCTCTTTCGTGAATCGCTTCGGGTAAAACCGCTAAGACTTCTTGAGCGATCACACCTACATCATTTTGTTTAAAAAACTCCTGATTTTGTTTTTCATAATAGTCATCAACCCATCTGAAGTTGTTTCCCGACAAGCTCATTAGTTTTTCGATTGGATTTGAGATTGGCGTTATGTTTTCCTTTAGACGCTTATCCGAACCATCATAAGCCGTGACGTTCCCGCTACAAGTGATAGAGCCTTGAACCTTTAGACTTTCCGTCCCATTGCACATATCCACCATCTGCGCTCCGCTAGTCACTCTTGCTCTCCCAACGGCATCAATAGCATACACCCCGTTGCACATCCAAACGTTTCTAGTCGTACCTCTAAAAGTGTCCTGAAAATTAGCACAGTATCCCGTTTCTTCTGTTGTGGAAGCAAAGGAAACGTTTAGGCTGGTCTGTGTTGAAATCCCCGTAATGCCCTCTGAACCCGCCTTAATTCCTGTATTGTTAAAGAAACCGCAGTAAGAGTAACTCGCAGTACCTGCGACACTACTGACATTAGCCACTCTGCCAAGGTAAACTGCTAATTTCGCCGTGGCAGAGCCACCAAGCGCGCTAGTTGTGACTGACATACCAGAAATGGAGGTTTGACTGGGGATTGCACCCGCAATCTCAGGAGAGGGGACATTTGAGTGAAACCCAGAAGTGTTGGAATATGAACTTTCAGAACCTGCCCGTGTGCGCTTGTTTCTTCCATAGTAGGCGTTGAAAGTGTTTGCAAGGAATACAGGGTCATAGTTTAAAATGTTAGTTTCGTTTGGCGAGTTCTTCCCCATGTCGCCCATCGAAGCGATTAAACCATACTCTGAGTACGCCCTAAACTCATGGCTGTCTACATCACCTGTGCCAGGATTAAAAGTGTCGTTGATTGTCAAGCGTGACCCAGCAGACACTGAGTGTAAATGACCTACGTTTGACGTGAATGCTTCAAGAGTATCCACTTTAAACAGAGAAAGATAAGGTTGGTTCCACAATGTATTAGTGCCGTCATACAGTCCGTCCATCTGGAATTGCTTTGTTGCACTAGCAAACGGCGTGCTTTGCCAAGTACCCGTAGGTGTTGAGCCAGTCACCATAGTTGGGTAGGTAGTATTGCCCACAATGGACTTTGTAGTTTTTCCGCTATCAGGGGTAAATGTTGGGTCAACTGTGCTTGATGGATAATTAGCGTAAGCTCTAGTAGCTGAAACGCCTGAGGCACCTTTACCACCATCAGAAACAAGCATTATTGTTTGAGTGTCTAAGGGGAAATTACCCGCCATGTCCTGATAGGCAGTGATTTTTATTGCACTTGTTACCGTCGAGGTGTCAATAGATTTGGTTGTGGCTGAAGCGGTAATCACTTCAGAACCCGAGTCTATTTTAACTCCCCAGCAAACTGCCGTTTCTTCGTTGATAATCGCACCCTGAGTTCTAAAACTACTCACAATCAGGCTTGTTGGAGCAATCACCCCCGTGCTTAACTTAACAATAACCGAATTAGAGAATTTGATGTTATAGACAGCGGGAGACGTACCATCTGCACCATTAGTACCGTTTGCACCATTTGAACCGTCCGCCCCCGCCAACACTTTAGACACAGAAAATCTTTTCGTAATTGGAGAATACCCAACCCTTGATGCGGTAATATCGACATAACCTGTGGGCGAAGCCATAGTGGCAATCGTAACGGAGTTTGTATTGGTGCCTGTAATAGTGCATCCTGATACAAATGTAGAAAAGCCCCAGTTTGCTGTATCGTCTGTAAATCCATCAAACACAGACATTGTAGAAATTCCGCCAGCCAGGCTCGTGGTAGTTCCATTGCTATCGCAAGGAAAAGTCTGCGAGTCATTACTTAGCATAGCTACAGTTGCGCTAGACCCAGCTTTTGCCAGCACCCCCCATGCGTTGGTATCAGTTGTTGGGGCTGTAACACCGTTGTACAAAGCTATATACGAGCTACCACCTGTCTCAACCATATCCCCTTTAGTGTATACCCCAAAAGCGTCCCAAACCCCTTTTGGTTCATTTTTTGTTGAATAAGGCTCTGGTTTTCCGTCACCAGAAACCCCCGTTGCGAAGTCAACGGTAACAAGAGACCAAGATTCGCCTGTCCAGCGATAAGTGAACCCTGGCAGGAGGTATGTTCCTGTCTCTGTGCAATACACCCCTACCGCGCTTGTATTTGTCCATTCGTCACCAGCTGCAACGTAGTCATCTGCCCCGTCTCCATTGTGGTCGTAATCAATCGTTACTATATCTGTCATGTTAGTCCCTTCTTATTTAGAGATTTTTGGGGCAGCGGCACCACCAAAACTTGTTTTAGTGAACAGGTTAAATGTAACCCAATTATCCCATATTGTTTTACGGGTGTAGTACACAAAGGCACTTTTATCGAGGTACTTTAAGATAGTTAATGCCTTCGCAGGCGTTACGAGTCCTGTGTTTGCAGTAAGAAGCTGAGACCGCAATTTCCACGACCCGTTTTGTGCAGCGAACAAATAACAGTAGGCCTTACCATCTACAGTTTTTTCCCCAATGTAAATGCTACCTTCGTAAGGGGCTATCTCGATAGTTGCAGCTGTAATGTTAGTACCCCGTCTTTTCTCAACTATGGTTTTATTCTTACCTTCCCACAAATAATCTTCGTCATTCCAAGTAACAATAGCCTTGGACGGAACGCCACTAACGGTTTTAGTCGAAGTGTTCTTCCAGTAAAACCCTGCAACGTTTGGAAGTTCCGTAAGCGAATCAAACGTGTTATTGAATTTCTTCGCTCTAAAACCTGCCCATTCAGAAACCGTGAGCGCATTCCAAACCGTTCCGTTAAATCTCTTCGTTTGGTAAGTTACCGTGTTTATCCAGTAATCCCCCTTTACAGGCTCTACGGGTGCTGTCTCTGACTTAGTATACATCGCAGAGTAAATCCTATTGTAAGTCGCAGCCCAAGCATAACTCGTGTTGTACACTACAGGCGTGCCATAGAACTTTGCTTTGTTGGCCACCGTGGGTTTTAGGTATGTTGCATCGTTTATAATTCGATAGGGGACGACGATAAAATTATAAGTATGGTTTGCACCCATATTGGGGAATTCAACACTTCTAGCTGTGTTGGACACCAGCTTAGTCCCAGAAAAAGTCGTAATAGTGGGCAAGGCTGGAACCACAGTGAGAGATTCCAATGCCACAAGGTAAACTAAAAACCCGTCTATTTTACTTTCGTTATAGGTGGACAGAACCCAGTTGCACGTTACGTCAAGAGAACCGCTAACGTTTCCAGAGAACGTAATATGGTGCGGAACAGGGTAGCCAGCAGTTGGAACCAACGTGACATCCGTCAAGGTACTATCGTTGACGGAGTTAAAATCAGTAATCATTGGCTTAATTTCAGTAGCCTTTACAATCACGCCATCACTGCCTTTCAAGTCTGCTTTTATTACTAAAGTACCTGTGTTGTATTTGTACACCCCACTTACTGAAACAGGCGAAACAAGCCAGAGTTTGTCGGGCATCCGTGAGGCTGCGGGGGCTGCGTCGTAAACTGCTTTTGAAACCTCTTTATACACAAAAGTATATGCTTTGTTGAACGACGTAGTTCCTAGATTGCTAAACTCAGCACTTTTATTAGTGCTGACCCTTCTCACACCCGCGCCGTAGACGGCTGTATGCGCGAGTGTAGCAGAAAAACTATCTATTTTATTGGTTACAACACAAGTCACAAAATTGGTATATTCTGCTGGAAGCCCACCCCATTCCCATGAAACGGTAGCATTCGTTCTTCCATCATCGTTTGCATCATTATCATAAGTAATGACAGGGATACCTGTAGCAGCTGGAACTCCCGCAGTGCTACTGTATTTTGCTGCAATGGTTGCAACCGCGTCTAAAACAGCCGTTGTGTGAGGGGCTATTGCAACGGCACCGACTAATGCAGGGTGATCCACAACAGACAAGTTTCTTCTTGCAGCTAATTTTTCGTTATACGTCGCAAAAGCAGCCTCGAAAACAGACTTGTTGGTCAGGTTATGCGTGTAAGACTTGTGGTTTGAGCTAGCTACAACAACAGTAGGGCTTGCAACTTCTCGTTTAGTTAAACCTGTGTCAAACAAAGGTGATTCGTAGATAGTCCCCGTAATCGGGAAATACGTTCCAGTCAACAGCGTAATAACTGCGTCTCTTGCTGACTTTAGAGCAGCATTCGCCGCAGTCGCGGATGCAAGCGTTTTTGGGGTTGTTGCAAGGTTATACGCTAATTTATACTCCGAATTCGCGTTATCGCTTAGGTTATCAATCCATTTCTGGAACGTGAGACCTTTTTCCATCGCAGTAATCACAGAGTCTTTAGCAATGTCTTCGATGACCGCGAGGGTATTATCTACTGTGTTCTTGAGCAATGCGATATTCACACCACTTTGAAGCAAGACAGTAGCTGGTTGGAAAGGATCTTGAGTTACAGGTGTGGAATAAATTGTAGATGCCTTTGTGGGGTTCAACGAGGCAGTTACATTACGATAAGCCCAAATAGCGAAGGAGAAGAATTTGGTGGAGGTATCGGTAAAACCGTGCTTGTAATGCGTCTGTTTAGCATCCCCATCATTGAATTTTATAATTGTCCCCGTCCCCTTTGACGTTGAGAAGGTTTGTACTGCATTCGTTTCCACTGCACGAACTTCAACCAAGAAACCATCAATGTCGTAACTATCGCCTGTACCAACATAGTCCCATTCAATTACAACGTGCGCCGTACCAAGACCCACCGCTTGAATCTGTGGGCTGTATGTAACGCTTGTTACAGGGGCGACGGTACCGAACTTCTTGTTATTGTTAGTGTCATAGTCATACTTCATGCTAGCGATACTTTCTACAGGAATACCCATCACGGTAGAACCTGCCACCATATCGTTTGTGCCAAATACGGTTAAAGCTAAGACATTACTAGCATTCTTTTTAGCCACCCAAGTTTTAGCTGTGATAGGGTCATAAATTAAGTCACCCTCTTTTGGGTTTTTCTCAAAGCCGTGATACGCACTTGTTGAGTCAAACTGCCACAGTTTAAGTGTCGTTGGGTTTAATATACTTAACCCTGTGACATTAACAGCTCGGCTAGTTGTAACTCCACCTGTTTTTGTCCATAAAGGGAAAGTGGTGAGACTACCTGTAGTTGAAGTAACAAAGTAATTCCACCCCACAGGTGGGTTTGTGGGTTGCGAGTTGTCATAAATGCTCGCTACAACTGCTTGGAAAGTTCCTGCCCCGCCTAACGTAGTGGAGTCCAAGCCTAATTTTAACAACATTTCTGTTGACCAACCTGTTACTGCGTCGGTGGGGTCAAGTCGAAAGGCATCCGAGAACTCGCAACCAATTGTTCCAAATGAGTCTACTGCCTGAACAATAAAGTAATAGGCTTCAGAGGTAGGCAGTTTGAACTTCAAAGTACGTTCAGAAGCCCTAACAAGCAGGTTAGCATCTGCGGGGGTAAAAGTAGTGGCAGCCCCTAACAAACTTTCTGCTACACCATACACCAAAACTTCTTCTGGTTTATACGCAGGGTTAATTACACCTGAAATCTCTGCTTTAGTGCGGTCTAAACGAGCTAAAGTATATTTGAACTCAACGTCTAATTCTAAGCCTTGTGTGTACTTTGGAATCAAAGATTTGATAAGCGGAGCAGGGTTTGCGGCTTTTACATAAGTGAAGGCACTGTTATTTTCTGCAATGTCAATCACACTTACTTTGAACTTTAAGAACCGTTGGGGCGTGCCAAAGTCCTCTGCGTTTAAATCCATTGAATACTCGAAAGTATCCGTCGGGCAGTGATAAACAATCGGAACTGTCTCGTTTAACGCATTGAGTTTTGTTAGTGGTTCATTCGAGGAAAAATGTACAAGTTCAATTTTGTAGTGTTTGAACCACGCAGACTTTTCTGTGTCCGAGAAGAAGGTATTTTTCTCTTTTAGAACTTTATCAATATCTGTGCTTAACCGAAGTTTGAACGAAGAGCCATCAAACTCTGTCCAGTATGTAGCTGCGTAACCATTAACAACTTTAGCTGTAGGTGTCAAGAACTGGGCAACACTGATTGCTTCAGGAACATAAAGTTCAAGTGCAGGGAATGTGCCTATCGTTGCACCAGCTAAACTGATTTGAGTAGTTGCCCACTCACTAGCCTTCAACCCCAAGACTGCCTTAACCGCGACATGAAGCACAGTATCTGTGTTACCTGGGTGGTAGATAAAACGGTTAGTAAGCGTACCAACTACTGCTGTTAAATCCCCTGCATATTGGTCAATGCGTAAGACCTCTTCGCCTGCTTGGCTATACACCCTAACCGCATAGTAGATACCCGAAGTGCGACCTAAAAGCGGAGCGTTTTGTGGAACAATTTTGTCTTGTTGCAAGAACGCATCACGGTGGTTCCAGGTGATAATTACCTGACCTATATTATCAGTAACTGCCTTTAAACCCGCCACAGGGTAAGGTTCCGCCCAAACACTTTCTACTATTTTATTGAAAACAGTCCCAGTAAGCTCCTGTGTTGTACGAGTTTTACTTACTGTGCGTATCATGAAATTAAGGTTAGTGTAATCAGGAAACTCAGCGTCAATCACACATCTGTTAAGCGTATCACCATAAAACCAAAGTGTAGCCCCTTTATAGAACTCTTTAGGCACTGTGTGGAAAATACCGCGAGTAACTGTCACAGTAGTATAGCCAACTCCAAAGCTAACTACCTGCATCATTTCTTCTACGACATCTTTACCGTTCCAACCAGAACAAACAAGGTAAGAGCCTGCTGAAACTTTATTTAGTCCAACAACAGACACCAAGGGTATAGTTGTTGTCACTTCTGGGTGCAATGCCGCGTCTGTGTTACCTGTTGGGGTAAAATCTAACGTCCCCATATACCGATAATTGTCGCCTGTTAAACTAACATGAACTTCAAATTGGTTGTAACGCACGCCAGGTGATTTCGCAAAGAAGGCAAGTACACCGCTCTCTGAATCCACATTGCTAACGTCAACGTTGTTGCCAGGGCTGAGTTTTAAACGTTGAATATCCCAGTAATGCAAGTTAAACAGTTTGCCTGCTAAAGGTACAGGCGGGTCTGCTGGATAAGCTGTTGGGTTTATGAACTCCTCCATTGACGGAGGGCCGTAGCTAACCTGGTCTGTTTTAAAGATATTCTCAACGCATTTTAACGTGATACGACCGTCTTCAAGCAAACCAAAACCAATACTAACCACGCGGAGGGACATATTTATGATGCCAAAATCCTCCCAAGTCCAGTCAACAACATCACCAATTCGCAAAGCACTTGCAGAGCGGTTGACCACCAATTCGACAGACGCTAAACTCTGACTCATTAAAGCAAGGTCACGGTTAGCAAGAGTTGCTGCTAACGCATTGCTTGTCACCATCTGATAAACCCGAGTAACTGCTACAGTATTACCTTGGATTTCTCTCGCCGCTGGGTTATGCACCGTCATAGATTTAGGTGTACCCAAAACAGAATCTATCCACTGTACTGTTAACTGGTTTACTAATTCTGAAACACCTGATCGGGTAAAGTTTCTCGCTTCAATAACATTTGTAGTGTTTAACGGTAGTTGCCCTTCATCTTCTCTCCGCAATAACTTCAGAGTGAACTTGCCTGTTACAGGCTCAATGTACAATACTGCATTGATTGTTTGGAGAATTAAACCCAAAAACTCTTCCACAGTAGACGTATTTTCCCAAACCGCTGAGATACCAAAGTTTTCTGTGTGGAGTGTTTCAGCAGCCTTTTTAAAACCCTCTCTATCAATATATGAATCTGTATAACCCATGCCCCAAACTGAGTTCGTCAAGCATTCTAAAATGATATACGCAGGGTTTGCCTCTTCTCTTGAAATACTCGTTATTGTTTTAATTGGGGTAGAAGTAATAGTTACCGAACCCGAAGTCTTAACAGTATCTACCCCATCGGTGGTGGTGGTTACTACGGGTGTCGCAGTGGTACTAGGTACTTCCGCAACTCCAGGAGTCGTGACTGTCGCAGGCGTTGCAGGCGTGCCAACAGTAGCGGTAGTGGCGGGTGTTACAGTTGTTACAGGTGCTGCTTTAGCTACAGGATAAACTACACCATCAGCACTAGAGGGTGAATTGTAAAGGGCTAGGTGTAACGCTGGAGGGTATAATTCTTTCACCCACAAGGCTCCACCTTGTCCATCATACTGGGCTTTGTAGTACCCCACCCCTTGCGCTGCTGCAACTGTAGCCAAATTGGGGTACGCATCTGAGTAAAAGGAAGCCGTGGTAGCCCCAGGTGCTACATAGTATGTAAGTTTCCCCCCCACCACGCCTAAACTTTGTAGCTCCCGCCCAGACAACATTAAGGATATTTGTGTACCAAAGCCTGTTCTTGAGAGTTTAACTAGCTTCAAGGAGTTATCGGACACGCCATAAGGGCTGGAAACAACCTGGTCATCCTTATTCAGAATAACCGCGTAGGCTCCAAAATAACTGTCGTCTCGATAAGGGACTCGCGTGACTTTGAATTTCCATGCTTTAGGTCTTGAAGAGTTGGCTTGGTAAAGCAAGTTATCCCAAAATACACTTGTTACGCCTCTAAACGAGGGCATTTTGTCCTTTTGGAAATCTGACGAGGTTGCAATTTGGTTTTGGGCAAAGGACGTGACAAATTTTGACATACCTTCTGACGTGTTAGCACCCTGAAACATAGAAACAATGTGGTCACGCAGAACCAGGTCGCCCGATTCCAACCCGTTTTTCAAGACTATGATATGTCCGAGTACCCCGCCTTCTTTTAAAATTCCGCCGTATAGGTTAGGTTGATTGATTTTTACCCTTTGGTTTACATTCAACGCGCTTTGGTTAATTACAACGTCATCGTAAGTCCGTATTTCGTGGATAGCATCAATAGTACCTTGACAGAGTACCATGTGCATACTCATATAGTAGTTATATCCGACGGTGACGGGACCGCCTGCTTCTTTACTTCCCATTTTCTTTTTCCTTTATTACGGCTTCGATGAGCTGTTTTACAAATAGGTCTTCCTGAAACGCTTCAAGGTCTCGGAGTACAAGGTCTTTTTTTATTAGTTGATTGAAATCTAACCCCAAGGCTTTCCAGTAATTTCGTGTACCTTTTACACAAAACCCCTTCTCCCGAATCAGGGTTAAATTCACAGGGTAATCTAATTGTTCCGATGTCATGTTAAGCTCTGGATTGTAACACGCTAGGGTCTACTTTATTTGAGACATTATGAGTATTTCCCCACCAAACCACATTAGGTTGGGTTACAAACCGCGTACCAAAAACAATTGGAATAGCTTTACCTTGTTCAGCAGTAGGGATATTATTTACTGCGTTTGGGGCAGGAACAGGCGGTTCGGGGTTCTTAGCCGTCAGCATGGCGTAAATACTCATGCCAAGAGAGATTACCGAACAGACTGCGGCAACTACCGCAGCTACGACTAACCATGACATGTTAGACCCCTAAACGCACAAGCGTTTTCATTGCGAACTGTTCAAAAGTGTCTGAAACAACTTCTTCTTCTATGTCTTCTAGTGTTTCTTTATCCGTAGGGATAACGTTTATAAATGTACTGTCCCGCAAAGCGTAAATAAGCCGTTTTGTCCCTGGTGGGTCTTTCATGATATGCGGAGCTTTTATCTGCATGAATTCTTTTCCGTTTGATAACCGAATCTCGCCTTGAGCGAGAATTGATATATGCTCTTTATGGTGTATCTTTCCTGTCAGTAAAGTCCCAGCAGGCATAAATAGTTCTCTAATATACACCCCATCCAAATGGTGGTGATTAACAGGCAACTCAATAGGGTTGTCACCCGCTTTCTCAAATAGATAATCTTCCACAGCCAGAATATGCGGCATTGTACCTGCAAGCGAAAGTTGAGTTGCCAACTCTTTTACTTGCAGAGAAAGTCCTTTATTTTTCATATTATCCGCCAGTAGAAACGTGAGACCCAGCGAAGGGGTTTGCAGATACCATGTACGGAAAGCCTCCAAAATTAACCGCATTGCCGCCAGTAGCCCCCTCGCCAAACGAAGCACAAGTAGTAAGTGTGTGGTCACATCCACGGAACAGTTTTATGGACGTTACAGGTGCTTCAACTGTTCGGGTTGGTATTGCTCTCGCCAAGCCTATTTTACCTTGGGTATGTTCTGTTATCCAGTAGAACGCACCTTCAGGCAATATCTGTACCATTCCACCTGTGTAATAGCCTGCTTTGTTTGAAGACGATGCAGTGGCGGGAACATCTACTGATTTTTGTAGGAAGTCAGAATTGCTTATCGTGATAACTTTTTTACCTGGTTCAATTGTAAACCCTACTGGAAATATCTCATCCCCCGCTTTAACCACCCCACAGGTATTTATATCGTATAGGCTGTGGGAACACATGGGTTCATACATTCTTTTTAAACCCGCCTTCTGAACATGGGAGTAAATAGGCTCACAGTTGATAGTCGCTTCCACCCCTGAAAAGCTACAGGTGACAATACGGCCTTGAAAAATACATACCTGGGGGGCATTCACAGCCGCAACGTTTACTCTAAACACTTTGATAAGTATCTGAAATGAGGGTGCGCCAGAAATAAACATTTGAGCAACTTCGTTATTCTTATCGACAGTAATAGTCATCATAGAACGATTGATTTCCATTGTCATCTCTGTTTCACCACGCTTAATCGTGCGGGGTCTGTACTGGTCTACCCCCACCTGGTATGTATCATTTCCAGAGGTGAAACATTCCCGTTTTTCCACAGCCCCATTGCTCCAAGAGAACTGAAAGAGTTCACAAGGCTCTAATTCTGCTTTGCGTTCCTCAGCTAAAAATGCTGCAAGAATCTCTATAGCGGGGGGTACGGTAGATCCAGGTGTCACGGTGGTTGTATCAACAGATACAACAGATGTGGAGGGGATTGGGAAAGTAACACTGAATGCCTTTGAGGGCTTACTGGCGGAAACAAACATAGCCTTTTGTAGCGTAAGCGTGATTTCCGTTAGATTATTTCTTAGCTCAAAAAAGGTAAAGATTGCTTGCTGCGGGTTTCCAGGGGTAACAGCAATAGTGTACTGGAATCCATCAGACTCAACAGGCTGGTTAGGCAATACTGCAAAGCCCAGGGCTGCAATATCGTCCGCCCACAAACCAAGGGATAATTTATTCAACGTATCCAATAACGTAGCATCAACGCTACTTAACGTTGCAATAGACTTATACGATATATCTGAATCGGTGTTAATAGCTGCTAAAGGTGTAAAGGTGATAATAGACATAATTATTTTGTATTTAAAATTCCAGTGAACGACACGCTAACCCTAAACCATTCAGGGTTTACCCAACTAACTTCTAAAGCATCCGAGCTAAACCGCGTTAAAGTAATGTAAGAAACCCTCTCAACATCTGAAACTAAAAAACCAGAAGCAAGGGGAACTTCTATCCCAATTTCTTCTGTTCCTGTGTATTCCTCGGAGGTTATATTTCCGTTTGCGTCTATTGTTCGCTGACTAGAGGTGTAACATAGTGAGGTAATCTTAACTATTATAGCAGGTTTATTCTTAAATGCGACTAACAAATAAGGTACTTTTATTGTAGGTCGTACCATATACTTGGCAAAGCCCACATCCGTTACAAACAGCCGTTTTGAGCCTGCTTCAGTACCCCCAACAATATCCAAATCATTTTGAAACGTGGGCATATAAAATGACTTAAACTTTCCTGACATTTGAATAAAGAAATCACGAATAGAAAACTGACTTCTTCTGCCAAAGAAATCAATAGACCTTGACGTTTCAGACCGATTGTACAAGTCGTATGCCGCAACTTTACCACCATAATCGACTACGCCTGATGGGCGAGTTATGGACACCCCAAGATTAGACACACGCTCAGGTTCTAACATGAGGACAGGTAGACCCTCCAAGGTGAAAGCATTAACACTTGGGAGCGTAGCAGGAATAAAATCATCCATAATTAACTGAATCGTTCCTGTTCCCACAGACCTGTTTAACATGGCTATTTGTACTTTGTCCCGTGTACTGCCTATCCGTAAAGGCACTACCCATGTCATGTTACTAACATTAAGGCTTGGGTCATTTGCATACACCACGGTATTATTCACTTTGAGTAAACTCACCACTTCATAACTCGACTCACCGTTGTAAAACAGGTATTGCGCTGTAGCTAAGTTCTGTAAATTATTTGTTTTGGTAAAAGATTTCATCTCCGCCCAAATAGGAACTAATATCTTTCTGCCTTGCACACCATAAATAAGGTTTTGAAACGCCTGAAAACGTGTAAACGTAACGAGAAACTCATACTCGTACATAACCCTTGGCAAAATGTACAGTTTAATCCTCTGTTCACTCCCATCACGACCTACCAGGGTATCCGTATGAAAACTAATACGCTCGGTAATTGGCTTAACCCAATTTGCCATCATGGGTAACGTTTCAGGTTGTTCTGCGTAGACCCTATAATTGGCAGCAAGGTTTTGAGCCGTCTGATACGACCCAGAGGCATCAGGTGTCACCACGTTATACGGGTTGCTGCCAATCATGCCTGCAAGAATTGCAGGGAAATCTGTCGCAGTGATACTAGACAAGCCTGTTGTAACGCCAACCCAATAATTGATTTGTGGGGTAGTTGGGTTTATTCTTAAAACAATCTGGTACCCTAAAGTTATCTCTTGTGCTGTCAGCATTGTCTTATCTCAAAATTTGTTTAATAGATAAACTGTTGCGGCGAACGAATTCTACCAAAGTTTTCTCGCCCGACGCAGAAGATATATAGTCGCCAACATTTCTGTGGTCATCCACCATCACAACCCGAATAGACTGTTCTGTGGGGGCAGAAGGGGCTACAACGGGTGCATTAGGTTGTACTCGTGATGCAGCATAACTCATGGGGTCTGCAATACCACCTGTGGCGCGTTGAATCGGGAATTTGTTGGCAAAGTTCCAAGCATCTAACGTACGCTTACCAATTGCTTTTGTTGTCTTCGCATTTAAAACATACTCTCCGTTTGACAACCTAGCAGGGATGGAATCGGATGTGGTCGTTCCAGGTCCTGTGATGTAACCGTGTTGCGTTTGGTCAGGGTAAAGCTGGGTTGTGCCTGTCTTCGGGTCATAGATGGGGGTACCACCCGTTGAATAGTTTTGGACATTTGCACTCTCAACATTTCCACCCGTTGAATAGTTTTGGACATTTGCACTCTCAACATTTCCACCCGTTGAATAGTTTTGGACATTTGCACCCGTTGCAAAGTGTTGAACTACACCGTCTTGAATCATTCCCCCTGTTGCCGCCGTTGGAGCAGTCCACACAGGTACATCAGTCACTACAGGCGCAGCAGCTTGAGTGTAACCAAGGGTTTGAGACACCGTACCACCCGCGAAGGTTCCATTGGCTCCAAACAAGCCCTTTGCCGCAGCCCCTCCCGACGCTACCGCACCTGCAACCATACCAATCCCACCAACAACCATTTGAGCAATTTCAAACCCGCCCATTTTCTTCTTCTGAGAACCTAAAACGCCCAGCGTAGCACTCAACGAACCGATAAAGGTTGTCCAACTGCCTGTCATGCTTGATGAGAAATCATCAAATATGCCTTTCGCACTATCAAAGATATTGCCGAAACCTGTTTCAACACCTATCGCTGCACCTGATTCCACTGCAACAGGAATCTCACCCGCACCTTGCGCTTGTGATGCCATTGCCTCGCCATTAACGCCAATGGGGGTCATAACAGGGTCATAGCTACCTGTGTCCGCTAACGGCGTAACAGTAGACACACCAGCAATTTCAGGTGCAGGGGTAAACACGCTTTGACCCGCATCCGTGGGGTAAGCGTAAGTTGGTGTGTTATCCACCGCCTCGGTACTGTTACCAAACAAGCCTGAGACTTTAGCACCTAAGCCACTGAAGAATCCTTTGTTTGCTCCACCACCCGTTAACGTTGGGTCATTCTTCGATACCGCGTCTAAACCAAAGGCAGGCGAGTTAACCACTTCGACATACATAGGTTTAGTTGCAGAACCACCAAGGGTCTCAGTGAACATTCCCAACACTTCACTTTTGATAACGTCCTTTGCAACGCCCTCCGCAAGATCTTTTACGCCGCCTTGTAACTTACCCGCTAAACTATTATCGAACGCAACTTTGTCTGCTGCCTTCTGTGCTTCCTCCACTTGGAATGCCGCTATATCCTCTGCCTGTTTTTGTGAGGCTTCCGCAGATTTAATCAACATTTCTTGACGCACAGGGTCAGCTTCATTCATCCGAATAGACTGAATGTTCTGGGCTAACTGAACTCTATCCGTTTTGACTAACGCTAAATCACCTTGTTTTTGGGCAAGATTTATCAGGGAATCTGTGGCTTCTTTCGTCGCCGTATTAAACCCTAACAAGCCTTCCGCAGCCGTGACAGCAGAATCCGCCACATCTGTTGAGAACTTATCGGCAAACTGTACCACACGGCTTGTGATATTCTTATCAAGATTCTTCAACGAACCCTGTAAGTTATCAATTTCTGCAACGATGTTTTCTGTTGAAATCTGGTCAAGTTGGTTTGAAAGCGTGGGGGCTAGGTCTTCTGCGACTGTATTAAGTTTGGCAAGTTCTTGTGTTGCTGCATTAACTTCGTCTTCAAACTTTTTAATTGACTCGGGGTTTTTCGCCGAGTTTAAATCGGACTGTGCGTTTATTAGGCGATCTTGATAAGCTGCGGTATTTCTTGCGTTTTCAGCTTTTTGGTCAGGTAGGTATTGAGAATGACCCAATGCTTCTTGTCTACCACTTCTTGTAAAACCTTCAACAGGGTCGCCTATAATAGCTTGAAGGCGGCTCTCACGAGTACCTATATTTGCGGAAACCCTCTCTTTCTCCCGTGTATGTAACTTATTTTTGTATGATGTATTTGCCGCGTCTATGTCCTCCGTTGTTGAGGTTTTATCCGCTTCAATGCGTTTTATCGTGGCTTCATGCAAACGTAAGTCTAATTCACCTTGAGCCTGTAATAACGTTTTTACAACCTCGGAGTTTCCCAACGCCTGTGCTTCATCCAGAGCTAAAGCATTAGACTCAAGCTCTTTCTCAACGGCTTTTACAACAGATTGGAAGGCGTTTATAAGTTTTTTGGAGGTAGTAGCTTCTACAGCCTTGACAGCTTTGTCCTGGTCATCCTTTAGCTTTTGGGTCAAAGGTCTTAGTGCAGCGGCTCTATCCCCATGAGCTTCAGCATCTACTGAATAATGCTGACCTTTATTTAACTCCGAGACATATTTTCCACTCGTATGGTCAATCTGCATCTGAGTATTTTCAGTGTCTAATTTTGAACCCTGCTCAATTAAGGCTTTTCTCGCTTCTGAAAATTCATTCTTTTGCAACTCAAGGGTATCGAGGAGTTTGTCAATTTGACGTTTGTATTCCTCATTTTTGACAAACTTAGGCTCATTTGTATTAAACGGGATGGACTCGCCTTTATGCTGTGCAGTGTCTACGCTAGCTTGGTATGCCTTTTCCTCTGAGCGTTTTTTAGCTTCAAGGTCTTTATAGAGCTTGGTTACTTTACCTTTCTTCTCAGCGGCTTCGGGTATTTTGTAAACATTCTCATCAAGATATTCTTTATTTAGTGTTAGAAGCTCTGACCCCAGTGTATACGCCTCTTTTATCTTGACTAGGGCTGCTGGTGTGTTCCCTGCGGATTTGAAACCATTCGCTTCCTCCTCAAGTTTCAACTTTCTGTCTTGCAAGTCAGTAACTTCAGGTAAATCAGCACTTCCAAAATCAATGAAATCTTTAGATGGCTGGAGCTTAGTAAACTTGGTATCTAACTGCTTTACTAAGTCTTTGCTCTCTTTGGTGTATTGAAAACCACCGCCCTGCGCCTTTTCAAACTTACCTGTATTAAGTAGTCCGTTTGTATTTTTGTCGGAATTTTTTTGGTTTGCATCAAGAATAGTCTTTAAGTTAGCCTCAACCGACCTACCGTGATTCTGAGTTTCTGGCATCAACTCATGCCGATTATCTTTCATGTACTTTGCAAATCTTTGGGGGGTTGTGTTGTACCCCATTGCAAGTTCATTAAAAGTAGCTGTCGGGTTGTTTTTACGCAAGTAATCTAGGTGCATTAACCCTGCGCGAGCATTATCCTCTGGGTTGTTAATATCACCTTTAGGTAAGTAACCCTTAAAGGTTTTTGGCATTAACTGCCCTAACCCTGTTGCGCCGTCTTCAGATACGGCTGTGGGGTTGCCGTGACTCTCTGTGGTAAATAACGCAGCAATATCGTTTGGATTAAACCCAAACTCCCCAGAGAGTTTGTTAATAATACCCTTATGTTTAGCTACGCCACCGCCCTCAGCACCTGTGTACGACCCCGCAGAAAGTTTAGTAGCTAAAGGAACCTGTAACGCCTCAGCTTGTGCAATGTTACTTTTATCTAAGTCAGTTTTCGAGTCGGATGCGTTTGCTTTTGCAATTACACGGTTAGTCTCCATGTAAATATCAATAATATCTTTACCAATTACATCACTAATCGAAACACGCGCAGATTCAATGGCCGACCTAATGTCTGAACTCAGTTCAAGTTTACCTGGGGGGGATAAGTCTGCGGAGTCTAAATCATTGATTAACTTAATAGCCGCTTCGCCTGCTTGGTGAACTACACCCGTTCCCGCGTCTTCCGTAACCTCGCTAATAAGTTTTTGAAGTTTTACTAAGCTCCCATTTCGCTCAAATTCCGTAGTAGCTAAGGCAACTTCTACAGCCATTTTCTTAATATGGTCTGTCATCACAGTGTCACTAGATACAACAGACTTCTTAGCTTCTTCTGCCATCGCAGAAGTGAACCCAGATATTAACTCAATTTGCTTTGAGGCAGGTGTATCTTTCCCAAGTACCGTAGCGTCTTTAAAGTCTTTATTTTCTAACTGCTTGTCCAAAAACTCTTTGCGAAGTTTACCTACTTTCGTTTCTGTGTCTGTATTTTCACTTATTACAGATATGTCTTGTTTGATTTGAGCAAGCAACCCCGACAAGTAGCCTTTTATTGTGTCCGCGCTGGTAACTACGGAGTTTAAATCAGTATCTGAAAACTTTTTGTTTCCGCCCGTTTTCTTTTGGATGTCTTGGATAGTCGCGGTATATTCAGGTTTGCGGACATCCATGCCTTTTAGTTTAGCTACAGAGTCTACCAAACTGTTTAAGTCATCCTGTTTAACTACCCCACCAAAAACATCTGAAAACTTTTTGCTTATCCCTTCAAATTCCGCAGTGGCAATTGTAAGCAGGTTAGCTGAAGAGTCCTTACCAGGCAAATAATTTTTAAATGATTCGCGGTCTTTATCAATCTGCACTTGGGAGTTTTTAAACTGCTCCTCAAGCGAAGCCATACCCGCTCCAGGCTTAACCCCACTGTCGTAGGGTATATCCATTTTAGCCATACCAAAGGCTTTATCATAAGTTTCACTAATCCAATCAGAAGCCGCCTTTAGCTCCTCTTGGTCGGAGTCTGATAGTAAATAATCTGCGGCATTGGCTAAGTGCCTCCCGACTTTGTTACTTAATACTCTTGCACCGCTTGTAAACCCATCTGCGCTTAAAACGTCTGAACCCCTACGCTCTAAGTCCCTTTCGCGTATTTTTTCATCAGTTACGTTAGCATCAATAACTTCAACATCTTTTTTGATGCCCTCCTTCAGCCCGTCAATAAACTCTCTTAACGGCTTTAGAAGGGGTTCCCCCATAGCTTCAGAGAAAACTTCAATTTGGTCTTTCAAGTTTCCAAGAGATTTCGAGACTGTCAAAGAGGCTGTTGCCGCACCTTCCGCAGCCGTTGACCCAGCACGCATTTGAGCTTCAAGGCTGGTCAGGTTTTCTTTACTGTTGAGTAGGGGTTTGAATACGTTCAAAGCTCTTGAGTCAATAGAACGTTCTAATTCCACAATGGACTGGTGGTCGCCAACACCAATTCGGTTTAACTCGGATACCGCCTCTAAAATAGGGTTAGACGAGCTTCTAAAATCAGAAAACTTTTTAGCGGCTTCTTCTGAAGAAACCTTTTCACCTGCTCGTCCGTATTGTTTAGACAAGAACTCAGAGAACTTTTTATCAGGTGAGAATAACTCACGGTACATCTGTGTTGAACCTGTTGCAATTGTGCTTGCTTTTACACCCGCGTTCCTCAGTAAAGCGTCGAGCGATAAGGACTGCTCAAGGGATACGTTTGCGGATTTAGCTGCTGCTGCATTCAAAGATAGAATAGTTTTTAAGTCTTCTATTTGCAGCTTAGATATGTTGACTGCCTGAGAAACCCTATCTCCAATCGTACTTACGTCAATCCCGTCCCAAACTTCTTTAACCGTCGTGATAATATCCGCAGCAGTTTGTAATTGACTACCTGTTGCAGTTGCCACATCCGCAATCGCTTGTACCGTTTTCGGAATGTCTTTCATCTCGACACCCGCTTGCGCTACCGTTTTTACTGCTCCCGCAATCTCAGAAATAGAGAAAGCCGTAGTCGTCGCAATCCCTTTAATCGAAGCACCAATCACCGCCATATCCGTTTCAGACGATGACGTAATCGCCTGAATGTTTTTCATCTCATCTTCTAACTCGATGACAGATGCGACGACAGCTTTGAAGGCACTTGCAGTACCATAAAGAATAGCTGAGACTGCACCGTATCTGGATAAAGTCTCAAAAGCGTGACCGATTAAGCCTAATTCCGTCCGATACTTCTTTGCTGCTTCTGAAGCAGCTGCCATACCTGCTCGATGACTATGCAAATCCTTCTCAATCGAGCGGGTATCCGCACCTGTCCTCTGAGCATTATTCAGGTCATTGAGTGCTTGCCTTTCTCCAGCCTTATGGTGCGCTTGTAAGTCAGGCATCGCCTCTCTGGGCAATGATGTATATTGATTATGGCTGTACTGTGAGGCTAGTTCACTCCCGCGTTGTAACTGGGCAACTTTAGCGGAGTCACTACCTCGGGCAATTTTTGGAGTTTGACCAATAATTTCTGCGCGGAGTTCACTCAGTAGGTGTCCCCGTTCTAATTGAACATCTTTAACCCCCTGAATAAGCGCGGGGTTAATTAAGGCTTTTCTCTCCGTCGGACTTAATTTATGGCTAATCTGCCTCAAGTCCTCACGAAGCTGGAGCAGGTCATCTAGGGCTTTGCCTTTAATGGATTTCCGTAAATTCTGGATAGCAACAAGGTCTGAACCAATTTCCGTAGCTCTTTTATTAGCTTGATTTTCAAGTTTTAGAATTTTCTCCGCTTCTTTAGCGGCTACTTTTTGTTTTTCTAAGTTATCTAATACCTTTTTATTCTCAGCGAACAACCCAGGAACCGCAGCTACTCCAGGGATACCATCATAGCTTTTATTGTTTAGTAACCCTTCAAGGGTTGTTCCGCGCTTACCGTACTGACGTTTAGCTAAATTGATGTCGTCGGAAGATAAAGCATTGTATTGCCCCTTTTGGATAGCATCACGGATTCTCGCACCCAGTGCATCATCATTGAGTCGTCGATGAGAGCCTTCCAACTGGCTATCAAAACCCTTTTGAAATGGGTTTGACGCAGTGGCATCTATTTGGTGGCGAATACCCTCCACCATTTTGGAATACTCATCTTGTCTTCTATCATACTCTGTGCGGGAGGTGGGGGATAAATGCGTTAATTGCTCTGGGTTAAGACGTTGGCTTCTCGTAGAGGACTTAACTTCAGCGAGCAATTCTTTTAGCTTAGGGCTGTCGGAAGCTAAACTTGTGTACCCAGATTTATTAACCAAATCTTGAACAGCAGGGAGCCTATCTTTCGTAGCAGCTAATTTTTCCTCTGGGCGTAATTTTGAAACAATCTGGGCGTTTGCGCTACTTTGATAAAACCTATCGGTAACTTCATGAGGTTGGTATGACTTCTTATCTTGTTTTAGCACACCCTGTAACCGTTTTTTCTCCTTGTCGAGTATGGCTACATCCGAAGTATGGGCATTTTTCCTTAATAAATCAATTTCCCCAATTTTGCTCTCTATCAGCTTCATGTTTGCTTCAAGAGTATCCTTAGATTTTGCATTAGCTGCGCGGATTTTTGATGTCGCCGCTACGGTTGCTTTCGTATCTTCTGCGATACGGGTCATCTTGTCATCAAATACAGGTTTCAATGCCTTTTCAAGTTGTTGAACCTGGTTGAACATTTGCTGGATGTAATGGTTATATGCAGGGCTATGTTCAGCGCGTGAGACATCTACTGCATTTCTAGCGGTGGTTACTCGCTTGTTGGCGGCTGCTAAGGCATTTTCCCCAGTTCTCGCAGATTCTCTAAGGGCTTCTCGTTCTCCTAAAGAAAGTTTTGCTGCGGCTTTCTTAGCACCCGCCCCCTCATAAGCATCGGAAGAACTGGCTTTGGCTAATCTTGCCTGCCCAAGGTCTTTTCTTGCTTCAAATAATTCTTTACGAATGTGTTCGGGTATTAAATCATTATGTTTTCCTGAATCGTTTCTTAGCGATTTTATTTGCCCACCCACCCCCTGCAATAAAGAAAGGTACTCCCTTAGACCTGACACTTCAGCCCTGCTGAAAGCTGATAAGGGTTTAAACCCATTCGCAAAGGCTTGAGCGTTCTTCGCACTATGCTCGAGTTCCTTTGATGCCATGTGGCTTGAAGCACCAAGTTTAGTTAGGCTCCCCACCATGCTAAGAACTGCTGAGTCATCCATCTTGGAAAAACCCTTCTCAACAGCATGATTCATTCCAGATGTTAGTTTTTCCAAATCCAATTTTTGTAATATCTTTTCCGCTGGGATTTTAGTCCCGTGTATTTTTATGTTGTCTAATTTTATGTCAACGGCGGGGTGCGCCACAGCTTTGATAGCTGTGATCCTCTGAACTTCAGACAGGAATCGGGATGTAAGCCCGTTAGATAAAGAACTTGTGTCTATTTTGTCTAAAAATGCCTCAAAATCAACACCTTGTTTTACTTTTAAATTTGCCATCTCTATTCCCTAAAACCCAAAACCAGACATTGCAGCTTTTATATCTGCTGCATTCATTTCATCTAAATCCACTGTGTTGGCATCATTGCCTTTATCATCCGAGTATCTGCCACCAAATCCATACATGCTGGCTTCCATTCGCGTCAATGTTATCTGACTTTCATGCCCACTCTTTACATTTATCGCTTCTTGCACCAACAAGTAATCTTCATCCCAATACCAGCGCAGAGCCTTTGCTATGTCATAATCCGCCAAATATAAACAAGAAGATGTCGCATCCAAAGTAGATAACCACTCCGCATAACTCGATCCAAATGTTTTTTTATTTCGCCTATTATTTGCTTTTTCTTCTTGTATTTGTAATTCCGCGATTCTGGCTAATACTCGGTTAACCAAACCATCTAAATATGCCTCCACGACTTCCCTGTCATGAATCAAAGCATAACCATCTGCAACAACTTGACGGAATAACTCGTCCGTCAAGTCTTCTATCGCAGACAAGTTTCCAACAATAGCCTTCTCAATTCCAAATGATAGACCAAGGCGTTTTGAGCTTGTGGGGTACTGCTGGAATAAACTCATCTTTAGTCCGTTACGATGTTACCGAAGATACTACCTGAAGCATAATCGGCTTTAATCGCTGCGAGTGTATTGCCGCTGAAATCATCCTCTTGAGGTTCAAATGAAACTAATTTCAATGGTAGCGTGTTGTAGTCTGACCCCGAAAATGAAAAGTCTAAATTACCTTGCACCGCAACCTTCCACAAATTAAAGTAAGTGTAGCCCCCCGTAAAGGAGTTTTTTGTAACCAACTGAGCCGTCATAAACTCTGAACCTTTGGCAGGTGCCAAAGAGATTGTGGAGTATATTGTTAACTTTAATTCGTAGTTACCCACAGCGCTATCAGGGAACTGACCCTCGTCTTTTATAGATATTGCTGAATCAGACATGAGCGTACCAACTAAGACTTTCACTGCTTTAGTGTCTGACGTAAAATACATTTTAAACATGTACGAATTGTCTGCGTCTGTAGCCGAGTTATACTTAACAGAGGCGCCTAAACTGGAAACATAAACGCCTGTTGGCAGGGTGAGTGTCCGAGAACCATCAGTTGTAGCACCTACTGAAAATGTACCCAGAATACCCGTAGTGGCTACACCCTTTGTGGTGTCTACGGATGTAATCGTGAACGGATTAGCGAAGTTTATACCTGCAGTGGTGGTGGTGGAGGAACCCGTAGTAAATAACGTCCAGGCTGTACCTTTAGCGTAAAGGAGGCCTATATCTCGTGCCGATTGAAGGATATACCCAGGTACCAGTACCGCAGCTTGAGTTATACCTAGCTGGCTGATTGTTACAGCTTTACTCCAAGAGGCTGTTAAGTCACTGATGTCTTTTAAGCTAGAAACGTTGAGAATAATACCCACGTCAGACACTTTACTGCCTACTGGAAGGAAATATGAGTTATTGGCAGGTACCAGCGTGCCAGCTGACTTCAACTTGGTTGATACGATAGCAGCAGTGACTCCAGCAGTAAGTGCCACGGCGGGATTAGTGGTACTTTTGCTAGTAAATTGTTTTACTGTACTTACCGTAGAATACGTTGTCGCACCTGGTATAGTAACAGAAACCTGTACGTCTGGGGTTACTTCGCCGCTTGTAACAACCTGATTAGCCCCTAAAACTCTAAGTAAATTCTGGGTTGTAAATTCATATAACTCCGCATTGATTTCTAAATCATACCCTGTCAGAGCTTGATGAATACGGGCGTTAAAGTTACCGCCACGCAATTCCGCATACGTTTTTGCAACGTTGATGGTAGCATTTTTTACCAGCCCAACGGAGTCGTTACTGGTTAACCTTCCAGCGTCATTCAAATTACCAATTCGCAATTCTGCAACGCCAATCTGGAAATTGGAGCTTTTCGCTCCACCGATATTTTCCATGTTCTTTTCTCCTTAAATAAGAAACCACCCCACGCTAGCAGGGTGGAGTTGACTAGCTTACGATTGACCGTTCCAGAACAGACCTAACTTATTACCCGCGTCACTTAGAGACTTGACGTGAGCCAAGTCCTTACCCGTATCAAAGTCATCTGCGGTGGGCAACAAGATTTTGAAGGTCATTGGAGTAACAGCAAAACTGTCGTTAGAGAAGGCATAGTCCATACCACCTTGGATTGAGGCTTTCCAGAAGCGGAATCCTTGAGGTAAGTTGGTGTTATGGTTTTTACCCAAAACGTCAATGGTGTAGTATTCGGTTGAAGCCGAGTTACCTAAACCAACAGGGTTGATGGTATAAACTACAACTTCAGCATTATCTGCATAGTCAAAAAGCAATGGAGTGTCATCTGAAAGAACTAGCTCTAGCTTCCCCGCAGGCGACACAGTTCCGAATGCGCTTGGGTTTGTTGTAAATTTAGCTCTTGTGGCTTCTACAATGCTTAAATTTTCTGGGTTATCTTTACCATACACACCTAAAATAACCTTAGTCTTTTCAGATGCAGCCACCATGTCATAAGTAGTCCCAAGGTCTGGGGAAAACCCACTAATAAACGCGCACCCTTCAATGACTAAAGAAAGGCTGGCGGCTGAGGGTGAGATTTTGCTGAACACGGTCTTAGCCGTGGTGGCAGTATCTGATGCGTAACCGCCATCAACTATGCCAGAGGTAGCACCCACAAAGGAATCAGCTGCGCCTGTGGCTACTGACAATTTCCCAGAGACGGCTACATCCACCTTTTCAGCTTTGAACCCTTCGTTCAACATCGCGCGGATGTTTTTACGGGTATACTCATACGCCTGAACGGATACGGTAACAGTCGTTTCAGTAATTACCGAGTCAACTAATTGTAAGGGTAAGCCGCCTTTAAGTTCCGCTACGTTTTGTGCGAAGTTAACATTCGCAGATTGCAATAAACCCACTGAATGCGCTTTTTGTTGAAGTCTGTTTGCGTCTTTTAAACCACCAATTCGTAACTCAGCGTTACCAATTTGGAAGTTCTTTGACATCGCAGTACCTAAATTTGCCATCTTTACTACTCCTTTCTATAGAAATGTTACGTCTTACGACGTGGTTGTGTGGCTTACGCCATATTTTTTAACATCAGGCTTTAGCGTGACCCTTTTCAATAAGGGCTATCAAAGCCTGTCTAGCTGTTCGTCCTGCGGCACTTGAAAGCTCTGCCACAAAAGGTCGTCTAAATTCAGGGTTTATAAAGCGTCTTGTGCCTCGGTCATGCCCACTGCCTACACGGTTTAAGGTATAAAACGCATTCCGTGCATCTGTCATGGTGTAAGGTTTATTTTCTGAATTAAACTGTTTATCTGCTTCGGCATGTGCAGCTGTGTGAGTATTAGCCGCTGCACCACGAACACCGCTTCGGCCATTCTGTGGTAATCTTTCCTCTAACACCGCACTAGCCGTGCGCCGAGGGTTGTGGCGTGGGTCATCCGTAGTATGCTTTTCTCGGTAGGCTTTTCTAGCCTCTAAAATTTTCTTGCTAACTTTACCCGCAAATTTACTGCCACCCATAAAGTGATGCGATACCTTCTGTAACTGACCACCAAGTATAAATGGCGTAGAAATCAAATCATCCATCAAAGCCCCGTTACTCGCTTGCCACTTTGGAATAGCTAATTCAAGTGTGTAAGTTACTGAGCTTCGACGTTCCCGATTGTCAGGGTGTGAACGGAAAGCATCCATTGTCTGATGCAACTTTTTAGTGTCGTAAAACTCACTATCATCACCTTTCAACTTACTCATGTGAACAGCTAAACTACGTTTATACTCCGAGGCTAAACGACCTGAGTTCTTCCAAAAAGTTAATGACCGACCTTCTTTTTGTTTTCGCTTGAGTGTTATATCACTCAACGGTTTCCAGTTAGTTTTGACAAGTGCTTTATAATCCTTATCGCCACTGTGCATACCCGATGAGACAGTAAATTTACCATTACCACTCATAGGCATTTCAGGCGTTTCTAAAACTCCACCTAAACCCGCCAAGTACGACACATACATCTTTTTATGTACTTCAACTGCACGCATCGCCTTCTCAAACAACTGGCTTTTTCCTGCGGCAATTATAGACTTACCTGATCCAGGTTTAAACTCACCGTTGAAATAGGCGGACGATATAACTGTTCTTAGGTCAACTTCTCGACGTATTTGCTTCTCAAGATTTTGCCTAAAATCAGGCATGTTGAACTGCACACCTTTAAGCATTGCTCCAGCAGGGGCTTTTGAAGTATATCCGTTACTTCTTTTTACTGTAAGTTTGCCGTGTGAAGCGTCCCCACCTGTAGTTAAGTTTACAGGGGAAGCCCCGTGAACGTACTGGAACTCAACGGAGGACATTCTACCGTCAGGTCGTAGGGGATTTGCTGCGGCTTGGTTACGCTTAATCTGTTCAATTACGTCTGCGGCTCGCTGAAACCTTTTTGTACCTTGTTGCGACTTACTGAGTATTCTTTGTGCTGCTTTTAGTTTATCTTCATCAGATGTAACAGATACTGCGTTCAATGCTGCTTTGTTAGCTTTCCACCCCGCATTACTCTCTGCCTGCGCGTCTTTAGATAATGCTCCACTCCCTCCCAAATCTCTATCAGCAAGTAGGCTTTGTTTCGCGGATGTTTTTGTAGATACGTCAATACCTTTAGTTAACCGCTCAATTCGGTCTAGCTCTGCGTACTCCGAGTCATGTTTAGAAAAACTTGACCCTGAGTAGTCATCACTACTCCCGTAATCATCATCCCAATCAGACATATCTCACCGCCCGAACAGTAACTGCAACAAACCGAACATTAGTCGCTAAATCTTGTTGTGCAGGAGCCAGTCCGCAGGTTACAACATAAAACTTGCCAACAAGTTCTGTTGAACTTACTTCACCGCTGTAGTCTTTTATATCGTGGCTTTCATTGACCCTGAAAACACTGGAGATTTCCCCAACAAGATCAAGGGATATATACTGCGAAGGGTCTAACATCGTCATTGCACCAATGTTAAAACTCGCAGTGTACATCGGGTCAAACGGCGTTTCGTCTATGCTGGTCAAATCCCAACAAATGGCAGGCTGGTCTGATTCTACAATAGCAGTGTCAAATTCAGAAGAAGCCAAATCCATGAAGGGTAATCCCTTTGCGTCTGCAATTTGTTTAGCCAAATAATCAATCGTAGATTTAAGTGCAACAGAAAATGTAGCATAACTCATGCTGACCTCTTACCGATTGCTCGGCACATTTTAAAACCTGAATTTTCAAACACGTCATGCACCTCGTAATAAACGTTGCCAACTTTGATTTCATGCTGTGTCTCAAGTGGGCAATCTGAGGGCAGGAAAACTAAACAATCTGAGAACTTACTTGACTTGAATACCCGTGAACCTGACGAGGTAACGTGTTCCACATCACAGAAATAAGTACCCACCACTTCGCGTGTAACACTCTTGGCTGTACCTGATGCTGCATACGTTTTGGCAAACGTGATTAAATCACCTTGAGCATCTGCTCGACGAAGTAAATAGAACTTACTGTATTGGTCGCCATTCACATCGTTGGTTTTGAAGCCCGTTAAATACACCTGATTTGTTGTTTGAATTTTTATGACAGGGTAAGTATCTAAAGCCGTCGTAGCTATGTCTGTTAAAGCGTATTGGCAGTTCGTGTCGAACTCATGCACCGAGATAAATCTGTCCGAAGGCAGAATACATATCAACGCAACATTTGGAATCCACTTCGTACCATTCCAACCGCTTACTGGGGTGTTTGCAAAATAAGACGCTGCAATAGATAGATTCATGCTTTAACCTGTAACAGGGTCATAACTGCTACCAACAATGGAGAATGGTTTGAATGCAACCGTGGCTGCGGTTGTTGTAACGGAGTTATTGTCAGTCACAAACTTCTTATAAAAAGACACTCGTTCGGATAGGCGGGAGTAGAGTTGTTCGTAATCAATAGTGGTAAATCGGTTCATGGCATTTTTACCATCTGACACCGATTGGATTGCAGCGAGTTGTAGGGAAGTTACTATGAGTTTGGCGCAGAAGTAAGTGGAGTACAAGCCAAGCGCGTCGAAGGTATCTATTTCTACGGTGGTGGCTGTGCCTGAGTTTACCGCATCAGCAAGTGTAACGTGGTTTCCCACCCAATTAGCTAAGTCTAATCTCAGTTCTTGCTCTAACATCCGTGTGGATAACTGCTCGTCTGACATCTCTTTTGAAGAAACACCTAATACAGACCTAATACCATCAAGTTCTGCGTAGAGAATAGTAGCCATTTTCTGCCCATAAGTAAGTATAATGCGACAATTATACGCTATTCGGGCTGGGTTTAATACTTTTAATTGTAAGGAGTCCTGGGATAGACCCCTCTCCCCTTAAACTATGGCGTAATGTATGCCTCGTGGCACTTCGCAAGGCAGGCCTGCAATATCTGAATGCGGGTTTCAAGTGGCTGTTCTTTCAAGAACTCCCACACACGCTCTTCAGGTTTCAGGTTCACAACAGGGATATTATCCCACTGTGTCGTTTGTGGGGTTACTGTTGCCATTTCTGGTTCAGGCACTGGGACATACTCTTTATTTTTAATTTTGTCTTTGACCTTGGGTTTGGGCTTACTCAGGTCGCCCTTCAGTTCCCAAATGTACAACTTTATTTGGTCAATGGTTAAGCCTCTGTGCATAGCATAATCATAGGCTTTGTTCCCTTTTTGTCTGTCCGAACTCATGAGTAATGCGATCTCCGTGCAGACAGAAACAGACATCCCAACAGTGTTCTTGTTGACGAAATGGCGTGCAAGGTGCATCCACCGATTACGGGCTTGTTGTGAACACTCGTTTAACCCTTTACTTTTTAGGTAATCCCCAAATGCCCTGTCGTACTTATGCCCACCCCCTCTTACGTCTACTGGCCATTTTGCACGAATTGCATTCAAGATTTGACCCCTGGCAATGACTGTGCGCTTGCCCACGTTCCTGAACATTTCTACCAATTCGTCCTTGTCGTACACGTCAAGATTCTCAGAACCCGCCAAAATACTAAGCTCTATACGACGTTCTTTCTCGCTCCGCACCAAGGCTGGCATCGTGTTTTCGACAAGTGTACCAGTTACGGCTACTTCCTTTGTGTTTGTTTTAATAGACATTTTTAATACTCCTCCAAGTTAATTTACGGTTAAGTTATAACACATAAAAATAACTTAGTGCAAACATTTTTTTTTTTATGAAACTTCGCCTGTCTACGATGAACGTTTAGACAAAGTAAGCCTTTCTTTATAGCTCAATTCAGTGAATTTTAGACAAAATAATTGCAGGGTTCATTGCCGCTCTTTATGCTCTCTAGGTTACTGAAATAGTTAACAAGTAATAACACAGTAAAGAAATTAGTGCCGATTCCCTTTGCCGATGTGTAAGCAGTTGTTTTAAGAGGCGTAAGCGTGGTTTTAAAGGGGTCAGAGTGCCGAGGTGAAAAAGCCCACATACTTGTGGGCTTCTGGTTCTTACGCGGGGAGGGCTAGTTTACACCATTAACTCCCAACGTTTTTTACCAGCGTCAAACAACTGATAATACCCAGCGAGGTGGCAGTTCTCACGCTCTGTCAGATTTGGGTCGAAGTTAGGTAACATCTTCGCAAGGGCGGCTCTGCGGAAGTTTGATTTGTGTTTTCTAACTCTAGTTTCATCTGTGATATACGCATAGTCAGGCGGAGATTCTTTCACAAGTTCAAATCCCATTGCTCCGTACATTTTCCCATTGCTGTGTCGGTTATCAGAATAAGACACAACGGTCTTGCAATCGGGTGTTTCCTTGATAAATGCTTTCATCAATTTAGAACACCCCCCGATAACTCTTGTGGAAGAACAGTAACGAATCAACTCATATTTTGATTGGTCAGTATTTCCCCTGTGTGTTTTTAACCTACCGAATACCATCATAGCAACTAACCCACCATTGAAGAATAAACCCTTAGATTTAGTTGCAGTTGAAGCCCCCTGTAAGTGATAGGTATTTTGAAAGTCTTTAGCCTCACCCCAATCTAAATCTTTTACTAATGTTTTTCTAGCTGCAATAGCGTCTGAAAGTACGCCCAGTTTCGCAGAGATAATCCCCTTTACCTGTTCAAACCGATTCTCTATTTCTTCTGTATAAAAATGAAGTAACTGCACCCCGTTAGACTCACAGTTATCAGCCTTAATTTTTTGGTGATTTTTAACCCAATCCCAAGTCTTATCTTTCGCCTGAGAGGAGTGCCACCACTCCCCGTTTATCTCAATGCCAAGGTTGTGTTCTGGGAGGTAAAAATCAAGCTCTAAGGGATGCTTCTTCCCATAACCTGCAACACCTGTTCTATCCCCCTTTTTAAATACTACGTTTAAGCTCTTCAAGTATCCCTCAATCTTTGTTTCAAACTGAGAAATCTGATTAGAACATTTCACGCAACCGTGACCGCCAAGGTGGTCATTGGGGTTTTGCATGAAAGAGCCGTGTAAAGGGCAAATGATTTCAAACTTATCTTTTGATGTTAAGTAATTCCCGACATACTCGTATTTCGCACCGTGTATGGCTTGGGCTTTTTTAACAAAGTCTTCTGTATTTCCAGACCGTAGCTTCGCACTTCTGGCATCGCTACATTTGGGGCAACCTCTTCCACCCCCTCTGTGCGTAAGGTGTTCTATAGGGCGCATACTAAAGTCACCGTGTTCTAGGCAAGTAACAGTTATTTTGTGGTTGTTCCCTAAGTACACGGATTTTGAATAATCATACTTATCTCCATGCACATCTAATGCCTCTTTAACCCACTGCTCCAATCCTTTCTGACTTGCTTTTGCCCTCCTGGTTATCCCACAAACTCTACAGCCTGAGCCGTTTAGATGTACTGAAGGTTTCTGCTTGAAATCCCCATGTTCTGGGCAAGTAATGATTACACTTTTGTGTGCGTTTTCATACCTTACTTTTTCATATCTGTAATAATCACCATGCACCCCTTTTGCCTCTTGTAAAAACCACTCCTGATTGTATGTTAATTTTCTCGTCTGTACACACTTCTCAGCCCCACAGGTTGGGCAGCCTTGTTTTTGGTTTATGTGACAGGCAGCATCCTGTACAAACTCACCATGTAATTTGCAGATAATTATCATCTTGGTTGTTTTATTAACAAACAGGGTTTTGGAGTAGTCATACAAAGCCCCATGAACTCTTTGAGCATCTTTAAAAAACTTTACTTCACCCTTCTGGTGTCTGCTTGCATAGTAACAGTTTGGACACCCATTACCTGTTGCGTGGGCTGTAGGTGTCTGGAAGAACTCCCCATGCTGTGGGCAAAAGATTCTTAATTTTTCTTTATTACTTACCCATGACTCCATGTCGTATGTATATTTGTTGTCAAACTTTACTTTTGCTTTCTCTACAAAGTAATACTTATCTGGTTCTTTCTTAGCCATTTTGTACCTCCAATTAGTAATGTACTATTATAAGAAAAATCTTATAAGATAGCAACATACTACATAGGTATTTATTTCAGGCAAAAAGAAACCCCAATTAAGGGGCTTCCGAAGTTTGTTAGTTTAAACTAACTTTGCAGCACCAAAGTGAACTTGGGCTTCAATGAAGGCAGGAATAACGCCTTCAAACACATGACCAGACTTGTAAGTTGTTCCTGTAGTCATGTCTACTAAATCAAACTCTGCTTGTAATGTTTTACTTGCTAAAGTTTTTCCTGTAGTCATGTCTACTAAATCAAACTCTGCTTGTAATGTTTTACTTGCTAAAGTTTTTCCTGCTTTTACTTCTGTTGCATCCGCCATAGTATTCTCCTATTAGGCACTTAATGTCATTACACGCCAGCCGTCATCTGCGCCTGGCAACAATCTGAAGTACGATTCTGACCAATCAAATCTCATCGCACTTGACTTACGCAATACAAAGTTCTCAACAGCGGAATAAGCTGCGCCGCTATAAATCACTTTTTGAAGTGCGCGGGTGCTATCTAAACCAACGATACGACCCGTACCGCCAATGAGACTTGGATCATCAATGATGAAGAAGTTCATACTGTCTTGAATGTTCGGGTTTGCCGCAACAACCATACTGTTCAAGCGTCCATCAGTGCCTTCGTTACCCGTCCAGATAGGTTTGTTTACACGACCCTCAATCATAAGATAAGTGTCTAAATCCGTAATACACCAATTGACATTTAACTTTTTCCAATCTTTTCGAAGGAATTTGAGCCATGCCTTGTGTGTTATGAAGTTGTTACCAACAGCACACGCAGAATCAAGACTGGTAGATGTAAATGAACTCAAGGCGGTAATGCCCAAGTCTGTATCGCCAAGAATACATTTTTTCAAACCCGCATCAATGATTCGACCTCTAGCACCGATTGCTTGTTCACGCAACGCGATACCAACTAAATCAAGAGTTGTAGCTTTCATCGCTTCGTCGGTAATTGATAAACCAATGTTAAAAGATGGGATTCTGTACGATTTTTCAGATAAACTGATACTTACCAATGCACGCGGCTCGGTGTTCTGAGACGCTGGATTTGAGTCCTCAGCTCTCGGTGCCGTTACGTCTATTAACGGCTGCGTCCAGCGTTGGCTATCAACTGATGTTGTTTTAGCAACTAAGCGTTGGAACATACCCTCATAAGAAGTGTTATCTTCCACAAGATATGCGTTCATCATTTCTAAAACAATACTCGGGAACAACAGGCGACCCAAAACGGTGTCTCTGGCGTTGCCTTCATTTCTTGTCATAGTTGATAAGTTAATTTGTGTGCCGCCCGTAGCAAATAATTCTGCCATTGTAGGTGGTTTCAAACCTGTAGTTCTATCTTCTCTAACGAAAATGTCAGATGACGCTAAAACTTGGTCAAACGCTTTTCCGTATTTGCTCTCGTCAGTTGAGAATTTTGTGTTGATGTGTTGAGCAAACGATTTCCCATCAGCGTATGCCTGGGCATAGTCCTCCAAGGATAACTCTACTTCTTGTGACGTACCGTCTTTACCAATAATTCTTGCCATTCCGTGCGCTCCTTAAATCCGTTCAATTAAAATAGTGTCACCAGCTGCCGCAGCTACTGATGCCGCAGAGCCTGTTTTAACCGCTGTACCTGCCGCAGTTTTAATCAAGCGGATGTAACGCCATAAGCATTTAGTCGGTGCGCCTGAAATAACTACCGCAGGAGTACCAGGCTCGGGAGTAGCCGTTGTTGGGCGAACCGCAGGGGAACCTGCAACCACATAAGCACCGTAGGCAATCGCACCGCCTGCTTTCACTGAAACACGTCCTTCACGCTTTACAGACCCGAAAGACTGTCCACCGTTCACCGTAATCGGCTCCACTGCCATCAAGAACGCATCAATCTCGTCGCTTGATGCACACTCTGTGTAGCTTTGAACTGCGCCTAATTTTAATGCACGACCTAAATCAGCGGATGACCAGTTACCTGCGGTAACGCCGTTAGCGGTACCTAAAGCGGCTGATTCCCACGCTTCGGTTTCAATTGGGTCTGGAAATACAAAATCTGTCATAACTTTTCTCCTGGTTTAAATAGTCGCAGCGCGTAGGGCTGCGGAACTTACTTGTGTGGTTTCTTTCTCAGTTGAGGCTACTTCTATGATGCCACCAACGTGGAAAGTATTGTTAAACTCTTTACTGATGGTGTTGTAAGTTGACAAAATTACTTCGTCACTTGCGGTGCTAAGTTCAATACGACCACGCCCAAGACCCACGTTGCGTAGATTGACTGCATCTGTTGCAATTGCGCGTAACTGTGTGTGCGTAACATCAATTTGCTCCAACTTTGTTTTCATTTCACGGTTGTCCATTGACAAGGTTAAAACCTTCTCATGTGCTGCTGACAACTCTGCTTTAAAATAACTTAGCATATCAGACTTAACCGCTACTTCTGGTTCATCTTGGATGTCTTCAATGACTTCTTCAGCTACTTCTTCTACAATTTTAGCAACCGTCTCAACGGTATCTAAAACACCCATCTGTACTGGTAGTTCACCACCTGCTGCTAAAATAGCAACTTCCTTTTCACCCAGTAATTGTTTTCTAGCCATATCTGGCTCTCCTTCTGCTGATAACTTCATTCGCCCAGAATCTTTAGCCCCAGACACCTTTTTTACTAAACTTGTTGTTAAATCTTCAAACGTTGTGATTTGATCTATTAGCCCAGCTTTAAGCCCTTCAAACCCAAGGAATGTTTTACCTTCTGCCCACTTTGTTGTGTCAGCAGACAGTTGACCACGAGACGCTGCGATGTGGCTGGTGAACTCGGAGTAAAGTGTGTCTAACTTACCTTGAATAACCTTTGCAGCATCTTTCGACATGACCTCGTAAGGACTGCCCAACGCTTTAAATTCACCTGCTCGGAAAACTGTGGGTGTTACGCCGCTTTGTTCCATAGCCTTAGTGTATTCTTGGCTGATCGCTATCACACCTATCGAACCAACGTCAGCTAATCTTGTCGTACTAATACTGTCTGCACTTGCACCAATCCAGTATGCCGCAGATGCCATTTGACCCTCAGAAAAGGCTGTGACAGGCTTATACTCGCTGGATATTTTAGAGATTAACGTTGATACCGAATCGACCCCTGCTGCGCTACCGCCAGGAGAGTCAATGTTGAGCAAGATGTGTTTGATTTCAGGGTCTTGTGCGGCAACCGTTAATGTATCTTTGATTGCGTTATAACCCACAACTCCATACATGGCATAGCCAGGGTGCGCGTTAGTGACCAAAGAACCTACAATGTTGACTACGCCGACACCTTCGTGAATCGAGAGTAACCCGTAATCTGCTGGGTTAAAGCCGTCCGCATGGTCAGACAAGCTGACCTGAGAATTGGCTATAACTTCTGCTGCGGTTTTATATGAGGCTTCTGACCCCATCCATACTTGAAAATCACTCATTTGCCACCCAATCATTTGCTTCAAGGTCTTCTTTCGGCATTTCCCATACCGTGTTGGCAGGAACATCTACACCAACCAAGAACACACCGTCTGTTGCCTTGTACAAGTATTTCATACCGTGCCAGGCTTCTCGCTCAACGGTAAGACCCGAAGCGAGGTTGAAACTTACGTCACTGAACTTAGACATTAGTTATCCCCTTTTTTAACAGCCAAAGCTGGACTGATGATTGCTTGATATTTTGTACAATTGCTTGCTCTAGTTGCAACTTCATCCATTCTTTCATGTAGTCTGTTAAAACTCTTATTGACATCATTGTTTATATCTTCGCGTAAAATATCTAAAAGTTCTCGTAAATCACACTGGGTTACGAACGTAGTTTCCACTTTCGCGATACGCTTGTCCAAGCCCAAAATTGCTTTGTAATTATCTACATGGAGTCTTTCTAAATCGACTAACCGCTTTGTTGCCATATTCTTTACGATATTGATACACCAACCTAAAATACCCGCAACAATCGGCACAGCATATTGACTAAGTTCATTCATTGTTAATTCCGTAGGCTTTAAATCTAACTGATTTACCAAATAATCTTACGGCATAATACATCGCGTAAGCCTTCCAACTCGTAGTACCTTCACTACACATGGCTTCTAAGAACACAGAATCCGCGACATGGCGAGGAATAGCACGGCTAGAATAGAGAAAGTCATGAAGAGTAGCAGACCGATTAGCCACCCCATTAAACAAAGCGTAAAGCAAAGGCGTTCTTGGTACGCTTGCATAATCTGTGACAAAACCAATTGGGACGTGGTATGCGGAAGCATTATTTGAATAAACTAGGGGTAATGTTAGTTGTTTTTTACCATCTTGAAGCTCTCTTACGTTTAGGTCAGTTAGAAACATCTTAACCCTCCCATCGGACGTGACCGCTTCTTCGCACATCAATATGATTGAACCCGTTATACTTTCCATGACCTGGAATGACGAAGTTATCTTCTAACCAGTTATAGAAGTCATGCGGACCCATCTTCGTTGTTTTGATGTCTACTGCGTTTCCTAACAAGTGCTGAGATTTTATTTTGCCCCCACAAGCACGGTTGTGGGATTCACAACGGTACCCAGAGAGTATCTGAATCGGGGCATCCAGCTTAATCCGAATAGCTTCTAATAACTCAATCAACTTTGGGTTCATCTTAATTGCACCTTTTCCACAACATCTGCATGCGAATTCGGAGGGTTTAAAATGTGCTGAACCTGTAAATCCTGTAGGCATAGTATTCTCCTGATATTATAGCGGGAATTATACTCTAGTCTGGTGGATTGTACAACTTATCATGGCTTTGCCTTGTTATCTTTACCACCCGCAGATTTAGGTGATTTACCACCCTGCATCGGTGAAGCTGCCCGTGTGGCTGGGTTCGCATCCGTATTTGTAGATAACACATCAGCACTTTGGGTTAAAAACCCTGTACCTGATAACGGTTTGAACGTTGGGCTTAATTCACCCGTATCCATCAACATTGCCGCTTCTGAATCTGAGATGAACCCATAGCTCAATTGTTCTAAAACTCGCTGTTGCTGCATCATGTAGAAACTTTCAAGCTCCACAGCAGGTCGTAACGCAATCGGGCTGAACTTGGCTTCTACATACCCATCAAAGCCCACTAAACGGCACGCCAGGGTTAAGGCGCGTGAAAGAATAGTCTCAACAGGTTGTTGCATTCCAGCGGCTTGTTGGATGAACAATAAGCTCTCAGTCGATGCCGTGTTCTGTGTCCCTGTACCTTTACCAATTACAGACTGCGGCACTTTTAACGACGTGGCAAGAATAGAATCAATAATTGCAATAAGTCCCGTGTAATCTGACGCAGCACCAATTTGTGACGTTAAGTAATCTGTTTCCACGTTTGAAAACGTTACAATTGCACTTTCTGCTTTTAGGTTTTCAATTTCTTGCACCACACTGGTTCGGATCTCTTCCATCCATGTGTGTAGTAACTTCGCATCACCGCGCACTTCCATTGGTGCTGCTTTGGCTAAGTCTTCGTAATTGATTTTAACGGATAAACGACTATGCCCTGAACGGTTCACTACTCGTCTAATATCCTCGACAACCTCTGAGTGATAAATAGCGGAGTTAATTGCAGGTTCAATTGGGGAGTATGTATAAGCTGCTGTGGGGTCATAATCCAGCGCAGCATAGAAGAACGTTGGGGTGTCTAAATCAATGTTACCCTTCTGACTCGAGTATCTTGGGATTAGTTTCTGTGTGATACCGTCCGCTGTGCCTGATACTACCCACAGTAATTTCTCAGTTGAATTCGGTTTTAACGCATAAGGTAATCGTGCTTTATCTAATACCAACTCTGCTGCGGCACTGCCGTTTAGAATAACACCGCGTAATAAGGACTCTATTAGCCCCGCCATTGATAACCTATCGTCATACCCTGTTGTGTAGTCGAACTGGTAAGCTAAACGGTTGAGAATTGACCTTAACAGGGTAGAACCGTCAGGTGAAAGCTGGTGAGCCGAGTCATACACTCGATAATTCACTTTGGTGTTTGCTGTTCTTACTAATGCCGCTACCGTTGCCGATACGTCTGGGTTTACTCGTGCAAGCTGCCGAATAGCTGCTAGTTCGTTCCCTGCCTGACGTAATTGGGCAACGCTCTGGTTGAAGTAACTGGTATTGGTATTGGATAACTTTGTGTCTTTGGACTTGCCCGTTGTTTCACCTGGTGCCTGAGTACCAACTACGAGCTTGTTTAATTTTACGGTTGCGTCTATCGTTTGTGCCATGTTATATCCTTTTAGTATGTTTTCTCATGAACCCTTCCAACAACCGCTTGTCTAATAGATACGCTGGGGGAAAAATTAGTATATTCACCTGCTTCAACCATTTGGGAAGCCATAGCTGCGTAACCTAACGAGTGGGCGTAGTGATCTGAACCCGTTTTTACCCACGAAGCAGATATTAACTCGCCTTCTTCTCGTCGTTCGACCCTTTTGATATTTTGTAAATGTTGCGACATCGTTCCCATTTCTGAAAACGTAGCAAACTTTACTTTGCCAGAATTGATGTTTTTAGCAAGTAAATCAAAGCACTTTGTTCTGTTAGCCGAGACTGTCCAGGTGTTCTCTTGAACAAGATATGACGGCAACTTACGGTCTGTCAGAGTGTAAGAACAGGGCAATACCAAACCTTCTGGCAATGCCGCTTGTATGCGTATTATCGTGTCAAAGTACGGTGCCGAATCGACTACCGCGCGTGTTACACCAAACTGCTTAATACGCTCAACCACAGTAGTGTAAAGGTTGTCATCTTCTACCCTGACTTGCTCTGCCCAAAGAACATGAAGTTCTGAAACGCCATTTACTCGAACAGGTTTTGCAATGGTTATCCATGACGTTTTGCCAACGTCTAAGCCAAGCACCGCACCAGACAAGGGATTACCAGGGTTAATTGGACTCAACGTTGTGTTTTGTCTTACGGCATCAGCACTAATGCTGTTGGTTGAACTATCATAAGGTAAGCCTAATGAGTAGTTGTAAAACTGAGATTCTTCATTGCCATACTCAATACGTTTGCGGAGTAAACTCTCGCTGCTATGGTAAGCAGGTAAATCGTATGGAGAAACAGCGTAGCCTCGGTAAGCAACGATAGACGGAAATTCTGCAACCCAATCTCGATACTCGTCACTCAAATTAGCTTGTGTGATAACACCGTGACAATGTGGGCATAATAGTCTTGCCGTGGAGAGCAGCCCTCTACCATCCAAGTCTGTAACGTCTTCTGCGGTTAAGTTGGAAAAAGGTCTGTCATAACCCTGAACCACCACGTTTTCTAAAAAGTTGGGAAAGAACCAATCAGCGCAATGCTTACACTTCACAAGTCTTCGACGCTTATCTGACCGTTCAAACATAGCACTAATGCCCACACCTGTGACTGACGGGGTAGATAACCACCGACGAATGCCACGAATGCCTAACTCCTCATGTAGAAAACGACTATGTGACAAACGAGATTCCGCAGACTTCAGTACCGATGGGTTTGAAAAGTCAATTTCATCGCACGCAATTATGTCAGATGGGATTGAAATTAAATCCTTACCGAACGTCCCCGCAGCATAAAAAGCAGAACCACCAATCTTCTTGAACGAAGAACTGTCGTTCCCTGTACTCATGATACCTTTAATGTACTGAGAGCTTTCGATAACAGGGTCAATTCGGGCTTTAACGAAGCGCAGAGCCTCGTTTACGGTTGGCAGGGTGTAAATAGCTGTGGAGTTGTTCTGGACGGCTAAGAAGCCAATTACGAGGCGAGCTATGGTCTCAGATAAGCCCACTTGAGAGGGTTTAATGATACAGACATTGGGGTGTTTTTCATCGAGGAGGGCTTTTTGGAACTCATGGTCTTTAAATGAGTAGGGTTTTCCGTGCAAAGTAGTATTTGACATTAACCAATCACTTAACCGACCTAATGCCGAAGTTCTTGCAGCACTATCCCGCAAGCGGTTTACAAATTCGCGGGAAATCGGGTTAAGCATACTTCTTTAACCTTTGTTCTTCTTCTTCTATTGCACAAGTCAAGCAAGTTACCGCATTTATGGCATTTATTCGTGCTTGAGGGATATTTACCCCACATTCTTCACAAAAACCCGTAGATTTAACCACTCTTTGGTAACTTCTGTGCCTTTTTAACGCAACTTCCATGTAAAAGTCACTTATTTCTCGCGCTTGATCTAAATCATCCATAGTTTACTTTATACATTTCATCATAAGGCGTGCTTCGCTCCACAGGTAAAACAGCTTCCTGGTGAGTCGTAATCACATATTGCACCAGTTCTTTCATCTTCTCAATCCAAGAAGGTGCCAAACTCCCTCCACCCAACACTCGGTAAAAACTGACAGCTAACCCATCTCGCGCGTGTTCGGTGAAAAGGAATATGGCAGGGACTACTTCCAGTCCCGTAGCCCCGTAATTTCCAATCATCATCCATCTGCTACGCAAATGAACAAGGTAAGTGGCGTGGTCTAGCGAGTGCCTCAGTAATGTATCTGTGCTATTAGTCGCGGCGAAATACCAAGGGTGTTTCTCATCAAGTACCACCCACTCTTCTGGTCTATGCTGTAAATATCCCATCAACTGCTCAGTTTCACCCTGCGTTGATTTTACCATCTCCAACATATCTATATGCCGTTTCACAACAGTAAAGTCCAAACCCATCACTCTTTTCACAAGCATTGATATTGGCGTTACTGCTCTTATAACTAGATTACTCATTTAATAACTCTTCTAACTTCGCAAAAAACTTATCCTGTGCTTCCTTCGCCCAGTCCTTTACTACCTCTAACACCGCTGCCTCTATCGCCTTAATCCTATCCTGATTGATAATGTCTACTGAATACTTCGTTAACATCCCAAACAAGGAAGTGGACGTGGCAACTAATGACTGAAGCTCCTTCGCACTCGCATTTATTCCTTGGTTCAAAATCTGCGTCCGCATCATTCTCACCATCTGCATCTGCGCCTTGACCTCCTCCAGTATGTCTACCGTGGAATCAATTCGGAAATCCTCAGGGTTCAAAACTAGGGGCGCAGTATAGCTCACATTGAGTAAAGCCGCCAGCTTAACTCGCTCCTCATGCTCGGCATACTTAAAATGCTTCTCTAAGTATTCAACTACTTCTTTTATTGTAAAGTTCATAGACACTATTATACCCCACAAACGAATTTGTGAGGTACACTTTTTACAACAAAAGTAGCTTTTTTACAACATTTCTATCTTCGGGCTAACCTCAAAACATACGCTGGCGTTTCTTCTCGGCGTTCATCATGCGTTCTCATAATCTCCTCACGCAAGCAACTACACCAACCAATGTCGTAAAAGTTGGCTTTAACGTTAGTGCAGTGCCACTCTCCCTTCGTTGTGCAAGCAAAAAATCTCTTTGTTTTGGAGATGGATACTTCTGTGACATACCCATAATATCTCAAAACGTTAATCATCCAGTGTTTTGCATCTTCAAACTTGTCGTCAGGGTACGGAATTGACTCCCAAATCTCACGCAACGTGTAATACTTGGTCTTTTCATTCGGGAAACCCATGTACTTCACCACATCCGTACCGTAAAACCCATTAAACGCGGCTGTTGCTGTTTCTAATGCTTGGTGACGAGGGTAGCCAAGGGCTAATGAATCTTCCAACGTTTTGTAAAATTCTTCACGGATTAACGGAAATTCAGGAATGACAGGTTTTTGGTTCTTGAATGCTTTCTCCACTGCGATGAAATACTTCCGAGCGATTTTACCTTGTTCGTTGTTTTCCACCATCGACAATTCTTTTGCCATGTCCAATGTGATGAAATACTCAATTTTGCCCTTTCCGTAAGTCATTGATTCTAGCGTTCCTTTTTTTTCGGGATCAATAAAATCAACACCTTGCAAAAAGTCAAATTTTGCGATTCTGCCCTTAATCCAATCAGAAAAATCTGTCTTTACTTCCAAACGAGCGTGCAAGTCACGAGCATTAACTGCATTCACTTCTTCGCCACCAATTACTACGGGTTGTACTTTTACTAACTCTTGCATTTTGAATCTCCATAAAATAAAAAACCCTGAATTCCAAAGTGGTTCCAGCACTCAGGGAAACAGGGTTAGATAAGGAGCATTTAACTAATATAGACCTGGAACGCCCTTAGTTAAATACTCTAAGACCATTATACAGCTAACCTTCAGCCCTTTTCAACCTCTTTTTAGCCTCTGCCTCACGCCGTTTAGCATTTATCACGTCCTTGTTGGCTTCACGGTGCTTCCTAGCTGTCTCACGTCCTTTCTCACTGGCTTTGTACTGCATACGGGCTATTTCAGCCGCATTAGAATTACCAAACTCTTTACGTTTAGCAGGGTTCTTGTCCAGGTACTCCTTCTGATAAGCACGCTTGCACGCACGGCATCTAGCTAGCGTGTAGGGCTTTCCTCTACGCTTTACCACGCTGTACTCCGCGAGGGGCTTCATCTCATTACACGTTGAACACTTTTTCATCTCAGTAACCTTATGTATAGGAGTAGGTATAATATACAAAAAAACCTAATTTGCAAAAATTTGTTTTTGAGACCTATAAAGCCCCATGCGCCGTGAGGTTGTATGAACTGTGGTGGGGTTCAAGGTATAATGGCTACAAGTTAAGCAGCACAGCAACAAAGCAACCAAGCAGCGGTATCGCTTAGATGCTTTAGTTATGCCTTGACTTTTGGAATTGAAGTGGCGTGCCTGTATGATATACCGTACGCCTAAACGCCATAAAGCTCTTTTGTGTCAAAGTTTTACAAGCGGACCAGTCCGCTTCTAAATCCCCCCAGCTAGCGGGGTTAGCAAGCGAGTTTAGATTGCATAATGTACAGCATAACCGATAATCATGGAATGATGACAGGGACAACCGCACGGGTGAAAGGCACTATAGGTGTCAGGTTAGCGTTTAAGGCGCAACTACTTAGGCTTGCTGTATCTAAAAAATCGTTTTGTTGGTTAGTTGTTATCTGACAGCACACATTCCGTGTGTTGTTTCATAACAACTAAACAAAGGTAATTATCATGTCCATTAAAAATACATTCGCAACACTTGCTGCAAACCCCGTTGTAACTTACAACACGGACACACTTGTGGAAGGTGATTTTTCAGTAAAACAAATCACTGAAGCGGGCCAGTCAGCTCGTAAAACAATCGCAAACATCCTTTACGGTGAAGCTATTGCAGAAGAAGTGAAAGCGCATTTAATTCGTACTGCTGGCTTTGTAACGCTAGCGGGTGCGCTTGACGACGCGATTCGAAAGCTCAAATTGATTGGTGCAACGGATGAATTTATTATCACAACGGTGGTAAAAAAGTTCGCACAATCAATTGAAAAAGAACGTAAAGCGTTTGGCAAGTTAAAAATGCTTTTGCCTTGCGACGGCTTAACCCAGTACGCAGGTGTTGAAGGTATGAAACTTGTTCGTAAAAACTGGCGTTCTGATGCGTGGATTGAAAAAGACCGCGCTCAAATCCGTATTGCTAAAGAACAAGCTATGCTTGAAATAGCTCGTGCTGAACAAACGGCTGAACGTGAAAAAATGCAAGCAGAAATTGACGCTATGAAAGCGAGCAAAGAACCTGATACAACTAACCAACAAGCGGACCAGTCAGCTTCTGAAAATGAACCACAACAAGCGGACCAGTCAGCTTCTGAAAATGAACCACAACAAGCGGACCAGTCAGCTTCTGAAAATGAACCACAACAAGCGGACC